TGCGGTTGAGCCATCGTGTACGGGTCCAGAAGTCGCAACCACAGGAGTCACACGGAAAACCCCAGGTCACCAAAATAAATAGGGTGATGTCGATCACACTTTACATCGAACAGACAAATATCAGCGGTACTTACTAGGTGAGGGCCGGTTACGGCCCGAACCCCTTAGAGGCTGCGCGGTAGCGCAGCCGACAGAGGCGCTGCGGCCAGCGCCGACAAGGCCCCGCCCGAGAGGGCGGTGGCCGAGATCCAGAGGGCCTGAAGGCCAAAAAGGCCGCAAGGCCCTCTCGGCCTCCCTTTGAGGGTCGGCCAGGAGGTCCCGAAGGAATAGACCGACTGGCCTACCCCCCGGTAGGCATTCCTCCCTCGGTATCCCTCGGAAGGAATACCTACCACCCCCCGGAGGATTACTTGACTTGGAACACCTCGGACCGATCCAGTCGGCTTCCCGCCGACTGGGATCACCGCCGCAGCCAGGTGCTGCGTCGGGACGGGTACCAATGCCAGCTTCGGCTCCCCGGCTGCCTCTCGGAGGCAACCGAGGCCGACCACATCCAACCGGGAGATAACCACTCCCGGTCCAACCTGCAGGCAGCGTGTGGACGCTGCCACGCCAAGAAGTCGTCCCGCGAAGGGAACGACAAGAAGCGGCGTATGCGTGCGGCTCGGTTCATGCCGCAAGAGAGACACCCAGGCTCTCGTTGACCGTGGGCCAGGTGCCCACCTAGCCCAGGAGGCAACAGTGGGCGAATTTGGCCCTATCCCCAAACGCTCGGACCAACGGGTCCGACGAAACAAGCCCGAGACTCCGGTCACCGTTCTTCCGGTGAAGGGTCCGGTGAAAGCACCAGCGATGGGCATCCCGGATGCCCATCCGATTGTCTCGCAGTTGTGGGACTCCCTCGCGAAGTCGGCTCAGGCTCAGTACTACGAGCCGAGTGACTGGGCGTACGCCCGGATGGCTCTGCATTTCGCGAACCGGGAGATCTGGTCGGGAAAGCCGAACGGTCAGATTCTCGCCACGATCAACCAAATGCTGACCGGTCTTCTCGTTTCCGAGGGCGACCGCCGACGCATGAATCTCGAGATCCAGCGGAACAACACGGACGCGGTCGTCACCGACATCGCGTCGATGTTCAAGGAACAACTAGGGGCGCAAACCCGCGCCCAATAACCCCCGGAGGGGGTTCTGAGCGCATTTCCTCTCGGTGCCGCTCCCCCCTCCGGGTTTCTCTCTGAAAGGAACGATATGCCCATCGGCCTCAAGCTCCCCTCGGAGCCATTGGTGCTCACCAGTGGCCGCGATTTCCGGTGGGCGTTCGTCAATCTCGATTCGGAGTTGGAACCGACCGACTTCCCCGCCGGCGATTTGTACATCGAGTTCACCGGACTCGACGTGCCCGACTGGCACTTCGAGATCGAAGGCCACCTCGCGACGATCAAGGTCGAGTCCGAGGTCGTTGACACGATCTCGAACCGGTCCGCGTACCAACTCGTGTTCCTCCCCGAGGGCGAGCCGGAAGGTGGCGATGTCGTGACCTTCGGAAGGGTCCAGGTGCAAGGTGCTGCTTAAGGGATTCTCGCCGAACGGCGACCCGACCGGTGCGCTCGGCAACAACGGCGGTCTGCTCGGTGTGATCCCCGGCCCCCCGGGGCCGAAGGGTGACGGGCTGGAGATCGACGGCGTCTACGAGACGTACTCTGCCTTCCCCTCGGATCTCGGACCAGAGGACGAAGGATTCGCGGCGTTCAACCAGGCCGACGGCCAGTTGTATATGTGGTCCGGTACCGCGTGGCCCGCAGAGGGCACCGGTGCCCAGTTCCAGGGCGAGCGCGGACCCGTGGGTCCGCAAGGCCCCGTAGGGCCGCAGGGTCCGGTCGGCCCGCAGGGGCCGCAGGGCATCCAGGGTTACACCGGCCCCATCGGACCCGAAGGTCCGAAGGGCGATGGCATCCAGATCGACGGCCAGGTCGCTACCTACGCGGACCTGCCGACGACGGGCGTGGCCGAGGGCGATACGTGGCTCGCGGCCACGAAGCTCTACCGCTACAGCGGTACCGCGTGGCCCCCGGAGTCGCAGGGCGCTCCGGTGCAAGGCCCGCAGGGCTTGCAGGGGCCGCAAGGCCCGCAGGGCGATACCGGTCCGACCGGTCCCCCTGGTCCGACCGAGTGGCTGCTGATCACCAACCGACCGAAGGTCGCATACGCGGAGGTCGACGGTGTCGCCGCCGACGTGTCGCTCCGACTCATGTCGGAGGCGGCGTACCAGACGGTCACCGTGAAGGACCCGAAGACGGTCTACCTCCGGTACTGACATTTGACATCGAACAGGAGACGTAGTGTCGGGCATCACGCTGGGCGATAAGCCCATCAGGCGAATCTCCTGGGGTAGTCAGGAGATCAAGAAGGTCAGCCTCGGCAACTCGCTTCTCTGGGCCGCTGAGGACCCGGATATGTCGCAGGCCAACAAGACGGCCATCGACGGTTACACCACGGCCTTCATGACCCAGTTCAAGATCCCCGGCGTGTCCTTCATGATCAGCGGTCCCGCTGGCAAATACGCGAAGGCGTTCGGGACCACAGCGGGCAGGCCCTTGGCCCTCGGTGATCACTTCCGGTGCGGCTCCATCTCGAAACTCTTTGTCTCCCAGGCTGTTTGGGAGCAGATCGACAAGGGCACGCTGCACCTGGACGACACGGTGAACCAGTGGGTCCCCGGCCTGCCCAGCGGCAACCTGATCAAGATCAGGCATCTGCTGCAGATGACCTCGGGTCTGTACAACGAGCAGTCGAACACGTCGTTCATGCTGAACTTCGTCCTGAACCCGCAGACCGCATGGTCAGCGGCGAACACGCTGGCGTTGGCGAAGGCCAACCCGTTGGCCCATCCCCCGGGCACGAAGTACGCGTACACCAACAGCCAGTACATCGTGCTCGGCTACGTCCTCGAAGCGATCACCGGGAAGACCATCCGCGAGATCGTCCTCGGAGTCGCTCAGCGGTTCGGGATGACCCAGACGTACTGGCCGACTAGTGGCACCATCGCGCCGAACTCCTTCCCGGAGCCGGCGGTTCACGGCTACGGCCCGAACCCGATGGCGAGCATCCCGATCATCCAGTGGTTCGTCCCGGCTGTCACTGACCAGACCGCGATCAACCCGGAGATCTTCGCGTGCGCGGGCGCTCTCGTGTCGACGCTGTCTGACCTGCAGAAACTCGGTGAACACATCCGGGATGGCTCGCTGCTGTCGACCTCGGCGCAGAACCAGTTGTACGACACGAGCACATGCGTCGGAGTCGCACAAGGCGCTCACGCCACCGAGGCCCCGGCCCGGTTCGGGCACGGCCTCGGGGCCATCAACCTCGGCCAGTGGTGGGGGCACCCGGGCGGCATCAACGGCTACGGCACGATCTGCTTCTTCCACAAGCCGACAGGTGCGGTGATCGTCGGCCTGCAGAACTTCTCTGGGCTGCAGATCGAGAGCCACCTCCTGCCCCAGATAGCGCAGCGACTGTACCCCGGCTCGATGGTCGAGCCGTCGAACTACATCACGCTGTAGACGACTTGACACCGAACGGAATCAGACATGCAACTCATCGGCAGTCCTAGCCAGGGCGGCTTGGTCGGAGGTATCCCCGGCCCCCGAGGTCCCGTTGGACCCGCAGGCCCCGAGGGACCTCAAGGACCGCAAGGTCCGGAGGGACCGGAAGGCCCCCAAGGGCCAGTAGGCCCGACAGGTCCGGAGGGGCCTGTAGGAGACACTGGGCCGCAAGGAGAGCAAGGAATCCAGGGTCCCGAGGGTCCGGTAGGCCCGGAGGGTCCTGAAGGCCCACAGGGGCCTATAGGGCCTCAAGGTCCCCAAGGCGACGGCCTTCAGATCAACCAGACCGTCGCGGACTACGCGGGCCTCCCCACGGGCCTCGGCCCGGAGGACACCGGCTACGCCGTGTTCGTCCAAGCGGACGGCAAGCTCTATGTCTGGTCCGGATCGGCGTTCCCTGCGGACGGCGCTGGCGCACAGATCCAAGGCGTCGAGGGTCCGGAGGGACCCCAAGGGCCGCAAGGCCCCAAGGGCGACAAGGGTGACCCCGGCGATCCCGGTGCTCCTGGCGCGGATGGCGCTGACGGCGCACAAGGCCCGCAGGGTGACCCAGGCCCCCAAGGCATCCAGGGACCGAAGGGCGACAAGGGCGATACCGGAGACACCGGCCCCCAAGGACCCAAAGGCGACCAGGGCATCCAAGGCCCCAAAGGTGACCAAGGTATCCAAGGCATCCAAGGCGTTCCTGGCCCCTCGAACTTGTGGGTGGGTAAGCCGCTTCCCGCGAGCGGGGTGACCGGCACGCTGTACGTGGTGACCCCGTGAAGATCTGGAATGGGTCGGCGTTTGTTGACGGCACTCCGAAGATTTGGAACGGCTCCGCGTTCGTAGCGCCCACGGCGGCATGGATCTGGGACTCGGCCACCTCGACCTTCAAGAAGGTCTGGCCGCTGTTCACCCCGTACACCTTGACGATTGTCAGCCTCACCAACGAGCCGGTGCCCGATGGGGCCGCTGGCGCGTACGTCACCCTGCTCGGCGCAGGAGGAGGCGGTGGCGGCGGTTCAGGCGTGTCGAACGGCTGGAACGGCGGTGGCGGTGGTGCCGGTGGCGCTCGGGTCAACCGGGTGTGGGTTCCTCGCTCGGAGATGGGCACTACCTTCTCGCTGGGCTATGGACTCGGAGGCAACGGAGGTAACGGAGGCGGATACAACACCCCGGGCGGCACTGGTGTCGCTGGTGGTGATTCGTTCTTCATCTCAGGCACAACCGAACTCAGGGCCAGGGGCGGCAACCCAGGCGGTCCCAACGGCGCACACGGCGCTGGTCGCACAGCGACCGTGTCGTCCAACCTCGCATCCTGGGCTACCGGAAAGCTGTTCAGCGGCAAGAACGGTGGCGTCAGCGACTCGACGGACAACGTCGGTGCGGGCGGCGGCATGGGCGGTAACGGCAGCGGCAGCGCCGGTATCAAGGGTGGCGACTCCAAGACCCGCACAGGAGGCACCGCAGGCGCAGCCGGTGGACAGTCAGCCAACACCGCGACAGCCGGTGGCAACGCCACCGACGCAGCCGTCCTCGACGGCGGCGCAGGCGGTGGTGGCGGTGGAGGTGCCCTGATCTACTTCGGCTCCGGTATCGGACGCCCAGGAGGTAAAGGCGGCAAGTACGGCGGCGGCGGTGGCGGCGGCGGTTCGGGCAACGAGAACGGCGGCATCGGAGCCGCTGGCGGTGCCGGAGGCGACGGCGGCAACCTTGTCGAGTGGTCTGACACCCCACCCTCGTAATCCACAGTCCCGCAAGGGATTCGGTATTGGCTCCACCGACTGAACGGGCCAACAAACTTTGAGAGGAGAACCTGTGGCACGCAGGACATTTCGCGGCAACTCGTACTCCGAGAATGGTTGGCCGTACGTCGACCAAGGGTCGTGTACCTGGGTCTTAGTCCCGGGCAGCAACGACGTGTGGCTGCAGATCCAGAACGGCGCACCGCTACAGGTGCTGCGGGCGTTCGCAGCGGACTTCAACGCCTACGTCGAACCGCTCCGGGACGCCGACTCGGCGTGCTGGACCCCGGACAACTCGGTATCCACCAGCAACCACCCCGGTGGTACTGGTATGGACCTGAACTGGGAGGGACCACCGGAGGCCAAGGTCTTCCGGTACGGGATCTCCGAGGCGAAGGCGTACCCGGGCGACAAGGCCCGCAAGCTCCGTGAGCTTCTGGACTGGTACGAGGGCACCGTCTTCTGCGGCGGGTTCTGGGACATCCGCGACTGGATGCACTTCCAGATGGGTGCCAACACCTACGACCGGGCGCACGACCGCACCGCTGGCTGGGTGGATCAGTTCATCGCCCGGAAGATCCGGGCCGATGGGTTCTCGACGTTCAAGCGCGGCGGCTCCGGTGGTCACGTCGAACTGTCCAAGAAGGACAGCTACGCGATGGCCGCGATCACCGTTGGCAACGAACTCGGGATCACACCCAAGGGCCAGAAGATCGCCATCACGACCCAACTGGTCGAGACGAACCGGACGATGTACGCGAACCGCAACGTCCCGGAGAGCCTGAACTTCCCGCATGATGCCGTTGGGGCAGACCACGATTCGACGGGTCTGTACCAGCAGCGGCAGGCGTGGGGGCCTCTCTCGGTGACGATGGACCCGATTGGGTCGTCCCGGCTGTTCTACCTCGGTGGTAGGGCAGGCCAGCGCGGCCTGACCGCGTTCCCGTACAACACCGACGCCCGTACCCCGGGCGGCTGGGCGCAGGCCGTTCAGGTCAGCGCCTTCCCCGACCGATACGACGAGCGTTACGCCGAGGCGACGGACATCTACAACCGCCTCAGTCTGATAGGAGAGGATGATCCGTTGGCAGATCCAGCAGTCATCAAGAAGATCAACGAGATTCACGCGTGTCTGTTCAACAAGACCGAGTCGACAAGCGATCTCGCCACACCCGGTGAGGGTGCCATCTGGCAGCTTCACGAGAAGATCCACAACCTCGACGGGATGGTTCACCCGATTCACGCCGAGAGGCGTGCTCGGGCAGGCGATCTCGGTGAGCTTCATCGGATCGTCGTGGCCGCGAGCGGCAACGGCAAGAAGAGGGACGCCGTCACAGTCGGCGTCTACCAGAGCATCCTGGCGAGCATCGAGAACGATGTTCCCGAGGTGCTTCTGCGCTACAAGCAAGTGAGAGGTATCGCATGAGCAAGTACACAGTGGGATCGGTGGCGAAGGCCATCATGGGCGGGTTCGTAACCGCCAGTGGCGCTCTCGCCGCTATGAAGGTCGGCGCGGATGTCTCCGTGCTGTCGCCAGACCAGTGGCTGCTGGTTGCCGGCGCTTTCCTGACGGGCGCGGGCGGCGTGTTCGCCGTCCCGAACGCTGACACCGAGACACCCGGCGACAAGGTCGTCAAGGGCGTCGAGGCGGTCATCGAGGCCCAGCGCACGGCGCAGGCCGAACTCGACCGCGTCAAGGGCGCGGTCACCGGAGCCGTGGGCACCATCCCCGGCCTGGGGCCGCTGGCGTCTGACCTGATCAACTCGATCCCGTCTACGGTCGGTCAGGCATACTCCCAGTTCCCGGACCTGACGGCCTTCCAAAGGCCGCAGTGATTCTGAAGGTTGGCTCGACCGGCAAGGTCGTATCCGACTGGCAGGCAGAGATGCTGGAGAGGTACCCGTCCTACGCCAAGGCCGCTGACGGCGGTCCCCTGAAGGTGGACGGGTACTTCGGGTACGACGACCAAGCCGTGCAGGCCGAGTACGAGCATCGCACAAACCAACCCGTGGACGGCGAGGTCACTCAAGGTGACCTCGACTACCTCGGTATCAAGACCGGACCGGTCAAGAAGGGCCGCTGGCTCTACACGGTCCACGGAACGGGCATGGCTGACCCGTTCGGTCCCGGCCTCCCCGCCGACACGGCAAGGGATGTCGAGGATCTGTATGACTGGCAACCGATTGGGAACTTCCCCGCTGCGGCGTTCCCGATGTGGCCGTCGATCACCAAAGGGGCTGAGGAACTAAGGACTCAGATCGCCTCCAAGCCCGGTGAGATCAATATGGCCGGATATAGCCAGGGTGCTGTCGTGTGCGGGCAAGTCCTCAAGCACGACATCATGTCGCCCAGTGGCAGCCTGCACCACAGGCTGAAAGACGTTCGCAAGGTCGTCTTTTGGGGAAACCCGATGCGGCAACAGGGAATCGCGCACACAGACGAGTGGATTCATCCTGTCGCATCGCCTTCCACTATGGGCATCCTTGAGGACCGCCTTGAGGGCCTGGAGGATGCGCCGTTCGAGGTCCGCGACTACGCCCACGAGGGCGATATGTACGCCTCGATCAAGGCCGACGACATGCACGAGTACGAGGTGGCGATTGGCCGTCTGGTCATGAACGCCACCGACTTCTGGCGGGGCCAGAACAGCCTCGTCTCGCAGTTGCTGGAGCTTCAGCAGCGTCCGCTGTCGGAGGGAATCGCGGTGGCACGCGCCATCATTGACGCGATTGGCTTCCTCGCGAAGGCGACTGGACCCCAGTGGCCGCACTTGTACAACCGCTACCCGGCTGTCGCATTCCTGCGTAGCTGACTTGACACCGTACGGAAGGAGGAGGAGTGAGCCTCTATCTCAACCCGGGGCCACTCCTCCCCCAACCGCCGCACAAGATCGGCCCGGTGTGGCAGGTCCACGAGGACGGCTCGTGGGCACTACCGGCCAGGACACTCGGATGGGGTGTACTGAACTGGCTCGCAGAGTATGTCCGCTCCCCCGCTGGCGGGGGGCCGTTCATACCGACGCTGGAGCAGGCTCGGTTCATCCTGTGGTGGTACGCCGTGGACGAGCGCGGCAACTACGCATACCGCGAAGGTTGCCTGCGCCGCATGAAGGGCTGGGGCAAGGACCCGCTCTGCGCGGCCATCGCACTCGTAGAACTTTGTGGCCCAGTGGCATTCAGCCACTGGGACCTCGACGGCAGCCCGGTGGGCAAGCCACGCCACGCGGCGTGGATCACCGTGGCCGCTGTCAGCCAGGACCAGACGAAGAACACCTTCTCGATGTTCCCGGTGATGATCTCCAAGAAGATGAAGGCCGACTTCGGCCTCGACGTGAACAAGTTCGTCATCTACTCGGAGGAGGGTGGCCGGATCGAGGCCGCGACATCGTCGCCGGCGTCTATGGAGGGTAACCGCCCGACACTGGTCATCGAGAACGAAACCCAGTGGTGGGGAGTCGGTCCCGACGGAAACGTCAACGACGGCCCCGCGATGGACGACGTGATCGAGGGCAACGTCTCGAAGATCCCGGGCGCTCGCAAGCTCGCGATCTGCAACGCGCATATCCCCGGCAACGACACCGTCGCCGAGAAAGCGTACGACCACTGGCAGGACATCCTGTCGGGCAAGGCCGTCGACACCGGGATCATGTACGACGCACTAGAGGCCCCAGCGGATACGCCTGTCTCGGAGATCCCCTCCGAGAAGGAGGACCCCGAGGGGTATGAGGAGGGCATCGCCCGCCTCATGGAGGGTCTGGAGGTCGCCCGGGGCGACTCGTACTGGCTCCCTCTGGACGAGATCATGGGGTCGATCCTGAACACCAGGAACTCCGTGACGGAGTCCCGACGCAAGTTCCTGAATCAGGTGAATGCCCACGAGGATTCGTGGATCGCACCGGCCTGGTGGGATCGGCTGGCGTTGACGGCCCCGTTGTTCAAGTTGCAGAAGGACGACCGGATCACCCTCGGCTTCGACGGATCGAAGTCCGACGACTGGACCGCCTTGGTGGCGTGCCGAGTCAAGGACGGGATGCTGTTCCTGCTGAAGGCATGGAACCCGGCAGACCACCCCCACGGCGAGGTTCCCCGCGAGGACGTTGACGCCGTGGTGCGTTCAGCGTTCCAGCGGTACGACGTTGTCGGCTTCAGGGCCGACGTGAAGGAGTTCGAGGCATACGTCGACCAGTGGGGCAGGGACTTCAAGCGCAAGCTGAAAGTCAATGCGACACCGGGCAATCCGATTGCATTCGACATGCGCGGTCAGACAAAGAGATTCGCACTGGACTGTGAGAGGTTCCTCGACGCTGTACTCGAGAAGGAACTCTGGCATGACCAGAATCCCATTCTGCGCCAACACGTTCTGAACGCCAGACGACACCCGACGACATTCGACGCGATCTCGATACGCAAAGAGAGCAAGGACAGCAGCAAGAAGATCGACGCTGCCGTATGTGCGGTCTTGGCGTTCGGTAGCAGACAGGACTACCTGATGAGCAAGAAGTACAGAGGAGGAGGGGCGGTGATCGTCCGATGACCAGCCCCACCCCGGGTGCAGAGAAGAACGTCAACCCGCAGGAACGGCTGGACCCGTTGCTCAGCCAGTTCGAGGAGAAGCGGCGTCCTCTCGCTGACAACACCGCCTACTACGAGTCACAGCGGCGTCCGGATGCCATCGGCATCGCGGTGCCGCCTGAGATGCGCCAACTCTTGGCGCATGTCGGCTACCCCCGTCTGTACGTCAACGCACTCGCTGACCGGCTGAACCTGGAGGGATTCCAGATCACCGGCAAGGACGAGGCCGACGAAGAGATGTGGGACTGGTGGCAGGCCAACGACCTCGATGTCGAGTCCTCGCTGGGCCACGTCGATGCGCTGGTACACGGACGGTCGTTCGTGACCGTCTCGAAGCCAGATCCGAAGGTGGACATCGGGGTTGACCCGAACGTCCCGTTGATTCGGGTCGAGCCGCCGACGAACCTCCACGCGAACATCGACCCCAAGACCCGCAGGGTCAAGGAAGCGATCCGGGCGATCTACGACGATCAGGGCCAGGAGATCATCTCGGCCACGATCTACCTCCCGAACACCACCACGGTCTTCGACAAGGTCGAGGGTGAGTGGACGCAGACGTACAACGTCGCCCACGGTCTGGAGATGGTTCCGATTGTGCCGCTGGCGAATCGGACCCGGTTGTCGGACCTGTACGGGACGACGGAGATCACTCCGGAGCTTCGGTCGGTGACCGACGCTGCGGCCCGGACGCTGATGCTGATGCAGTCCACCGCTGAGCTTATGGGCGTGCCCCTGCGGCTGTTGTTCGGTGTGACGAAGCGTGAACTCGGTATCCCCGACGAGACGGATGTCCCGACACCGCGTCAGGCGTTCGAGGCGTACTACGCCCGCATCATGGGCTTCGAGGAGGAGCAGGGCAAGGCGTATCAGTTCGATGCCGCTGAGCTTCGCAACTTCGTGGATGCCCTTGACGCACTGGACAAGAAGGCAGCGGCCTACACGGGCCTGCCCCCGCAGTACTTGTCGTTCTCCTCGGACAACCCGGCCTCGGCTGAGGCCATCAAGTCCTCGGAGTCCCGACTCGTGATGAACGCGGAGCGGAAGGCACGGATCTTCGGCGGGGCCTGGGAACAGGTCATGCGCGTGGCCTACGTCGTCATGAAGGGCGGCGAGATCCCACCGGACTACTACCGGATGGAGTCGATCTGGTCCGACCCGTCGACCCCGACGTACGCGGCCAAGGCCGACGCGGCATCCAAGCTCTACAACCAGGGCATGGGCCTGATCCCCAAGGAGCAGGGCCGTATCGATATGGGCTACTCGGTCGAGCAGCGCCGGAAGATGAAGGAGTGGGACGAGCAGGAGGACCCGATTGCGGGTGCCCTCGGCAAGGTTCTCACCCCGGGCGCTAAGCCGACGACACCGGCAGCAGCCGGTGCCGACACCCCTCCGTCCGAGGGGGCATCTGACGAGTGACCGCTGAAGAGTACGCCTACGAGATCGCACTGATCTCGGCGACGGTAGCCGCCTACGTGCTGAAGACCGCACGCTTGTTCCTGGGGCCGAGGCTCACGGTGGCGCAGTGGATCTCACTGCTGCAGGTGATCTACCCGGAGGTGTACCAACAGCGGCTCAGGGCCGCTGAGATCGCTCGAGATTTCTACGACAGCGAGCGGAGCCGGGTACACCCGGATCTGCCTCGGCATGAGCAGTTCCTCGTGGAGTACGACTTCGAGGAGTTCGTCTCCGACATGAATCCCGCCCGGGAGAAGATGTCGCGGGAGGAAGCCAGTGATTCCGACGCCGGGGCGCTTGCGCTCCGGGCGGTTCGCTCCGTGGAACTCGGTGGCCGGAAGCAGATCATCCGTGCGGTCCAAGACGACCCACTGGACGTAGTTGAACCAGAACCAGAACCGGACCCGATACAGACAGCCGTCGAAGCGACGGTGTCGCGCTCGCGAGAGCGTCGACAGTTTCGGGACCTGCTCAAGGAGTTCCAACCCGATACACCCGCCCCACAACCTGCACCACGGGATACCACTCGCGACGAGATCCGCGAGGCCCGTGAGCGGGGCCAGTCCATCAAGGGCTGGGCCAGGGTTGCGACGGGCGATGAGACGTGTGCCTGGTGCCTGATGCTCATCTCCCGAGGGCCTGTGTACGTCGGTGCGGAATCCGCCGGCCTGGACCTGGACGACGACACCGCTGCCCGCATGATCGCGGGCGGCGAGGATGTCAGGCCCTTCATGGAGGAGTGGCACACCGGGTGCGACTGCAAGGTCGTCCCGGTGTTCGACATCGGGTCATGGTCCGGGTTCAACGCCTGGAAACGTGCTGAATCCCTATGGGAGGACGCCAGTTTGGAGGCACGAGCACTCATCGAATCCGGTGAGGCCCGTACCGACAACCTGAACAAGGAGACGGTAAACGCTCTCCGTCGTCGCCTCGAACGTGGCGACGTATCTATGTCTGACTTCGCCGTAGCGGCGTAGTCACCACCCGACCCCCTGGTGGGGTCCAACCATGCCCAGGAGGCACAAAAATGGCAGACGATCAGACCCCGGCAGTCGAGACACCGGGCACCCAGGAACAGGGTCAGGCACCCGCGCCCGAGGTGTTCAGTCGCGAGTATGTCGAGGAATTGCGGCGTGAGAACGCCAAGCACCGGACCTCGAAGGAGACGGCGGTCGCTGAGGCCGTCGCGGCTGTCAAAGCCGACTACGAGGCCAAGCTGGCCGACAAGGACACCGCGTACTCCGCTCTGCAGAACGAACTGGGGCAAGCCTGGATCGAACTGGAGAAGGTCTACACCACCATCGACGCCAAGGTCCCTTCGGACAAGGTCCGTTCGGTCGTGGAGTTCCTGAAGGGCGAGGACAAAGAGTCCATCACCGCGTCAGTGCAGTCTGCCGCGAAGTTGTTCGGCGGTTGGGAGACAACCGATCCCGCTGTCGACCCCACCCAAGGCAAGGGCGGTGGCACCCCGCTGCCGCTCAATGGCGACAAGCTGATGATGGCGTTGAACGCCAAACTCGGCCTCGTCTGAGCCAAATACCAACTAACCCAAGGAGATAGAGAGTCATGGCCGCAGGCACTGACTTCGCAGTCAACCACAGCCAGATCGCTCAGACTGGCGACTCGATGTTCCAGGGCACCCTGGAACCCGAGGAAGCACAGGACTACTTCGCCGTAGCGGAGAAGACCTCCATCGTTCAGAAGCTCGCCCGCAAGATCCCGATGGGTACCACGGGCGTGAAGATCCCCCACTGGACCGGCGATGTCGCTGCCCAGTGGATCGGTGAAGGCGACATGAAGCCGATCACCAAGGGTGACTTCGGCGTGAAGCAGGTCGAGCCGCACAAGATCGCGACGATCTTCATCGCATCTGCGGAAACCGTCCGTGCGAACCCGCACAACTACATCGGCACGATGCGGTCCAAGATCGGTACCGCCATCGCGCTGACGTTCGACTCGGCTGCTCTGTGGGGCACCGACAGCCCGTTCGACAAGTACCTGGCGCAGACGACCAAGTCGGTCTCTCTCAGTGACCCGGACGGTGCGGGTACCGATGAAACCCTCACGGCCTACGACGCTCTCGGCGTCATCGGCCTGGGCTTGCTCGTCAACGACGGCAAGAAGTGGAACGGCACCCTGCTGGACGACATCGCGGAGCCGATCCTCAACGGGGCCAAGGACGCCAATGGCCGTCCCCTGTTCGTGGAGAGCACCTACGAGGGCCTGACCGCCCCGTACCGCGAGGGTCGCATCCTGTCGCGTCCCACGGTCCTGTCGGACCACGTCGCGAACACCGCTCTGACTCCTGACGTTCTGGGCTTCCAGGGCGACTTCAGCCAGATCGTGTGGGGCCAGGTCGGCGGTCTGTCCTTCGACGTTTCGGATCAGGCGACTCTGAACCTCGGCACCAAGGCCGATCCTGAGTTCGTGTCGCTGTGGCAGCACAACCTCGTCGCTGTTCGTGTGGAGGCCGAGTTCGGCCTGCTCATCAACGATGAGGATGCGTTCGTCAAGCTGACTGCCTGATATTTGACACCGTACGGCGGGGGGCCTTCGGGCCTCCCGCCTTACCGGTGAGAACGGAGCCACATGAAGGTTCGCAACCTGCAGGTCGGCGGCACTGCCACCGTCAGTGACGAGTACGGCGCTCGTCTGATCGCCACAGGCGGTTGGGCCGACGCCGAAGAGAAACCCAAGCGCAAGCGGTCGACCAAGAAGGTCGACCCTGCCCCCGAACCACAACCCACCACGGTAGAGGTACCGCCCACTGAGGAGTGAATGAGACATGGCGATTGCGACAGCACAAGACGTTGAGAATCGCTGGGTCCGTGAGCTTTCCGACGAGGAGCAGACTCTCGTCAACACCCGGCTGGAGGATGCCGAACGGATGATCAAGCGCCGGATCAGGAATCTGGACGCGCAGATCACCGCAGGGACCATCTCCCAGGCCGACGTGGTGCAGGTCGAGGCCGACATGGTGTTGCGGCTTCTCCGCAACCCGGAGGGCTTCACCCAGGAGACGGACGGCAACTACACGTACATGCTGAGCCAGAGGTTGGCCTCTGGCGTTCTGGAGGTGCTCCCCGATGAGTGGGAGTCCCTTGGCATTACGCGTAAGGGCATGTTCACCCTCGTCCCGACGTTCGTGATGCCGACATGAGCGCGAGCGACAGGCAGCCGCCTGGTCCGTACCCGGACGATTTCACGAAGGCCGTACGGCCAGAGCACGTCGACCCGCAGAAGTGCGATCACGAGATCGGCATCTGCTACTGCGTGCATGACTGGCGCATCGAATGGGGCAACCTCCCGAAGGGAGGACGGCGATGAGCCTGCTCGACCGGTGCGACCAGGATGTCGTGGTCTACCCGATGGTCGTCGGCAAGGACACGGACGGCAACGACAAGACGTACCCGTCCGAGGTCGGTATCCCCACCAAGGCAAGGATTCAGGTTCTCGGCCAGTCCGGGACCTCGTCCCGACGCCAGGAGCAGGACAACGAAGGTTTCGAGTCGGAGCGGGTCTACATGATCCACTTCACCCGGAAGTTCGACCGCCAGCACGGCGTGGTCGGGATGCAGTCCGTAATCGAGTGGGGCACAAACCATGTCACAGGCGAGCCACTGAAGTGGTCGCTGTTCGGTGAGCCTGCGTTCTACACAGGCTCCCGGCGTACCCAACACGTCGGCTACACGATGAAGAGGTACTGACATGGCAGTCGTCCTCTACTACGGCAAGCGGGCAATGGCCGAGAAGATCGCCCATATGCCCGGTGTGGGTGATGCCACCTGGGATGAGGCCAAGGAGCGGGACCGCGTAGCAGCGGGCCTGCTGGCCCAGGTCCGGGCGACTACCCCGCACAGCAAGATCTTTGGTCCGGATCACCTGACCAAGACAGACGCGTCTCGGGCCTTCCCGGACGCGTTCTTCTCACTGATCGCACCGAACCCCAAGGCAATTGAGTTCGGCCACGATCCATCCGGTGTGTTCGCCGGCACGGATACGAAGTCCCCGGAGGGCCTCTACATCCTTTACCGCGCAGCCGGTTTGGCGTAAGGAGACTGATGGCAGAGCTATCACGCATCCAGAAGGTGGTGCTCCCGCTCCTGCGGGGGCATGACGACCTGATGGACAACGTCAGTGTCCTACCCGGTATCGCCCCGGCCAAGGTTGGCTCGTGGGTGGAGAACATCAACCTCCGCGACTTCCCTCTGGTGAACATCAGACGGATCGGTGGGGTGCGGCACGCGACGAGGCCCAGGAGGCTGTCGAAGCCGGTGATCGAGATGACCGTGTACCACACGGAGGATCTCGCCTCGTGCGAAGAGATGTACGAGGAGTGCCTCGACGTTCTATACGACGCGGTGCTGTTGCAGACGCAGACGCCATACGGCTACCTGCATTCGATCAAGGAGACGATGGGGGCAACCCAGTTCAGTTCTCCGTTCATGGATTCCTGGCGGGTCCAAGGGCTGATCGCCCTTGGACTCAGACCCCCACGTAACTAAGGAGATTCGCCACAATGGCACTTAATGATGATGCGGTGTTGACCGCTGCAGTCGGACACGTCTACACCGGCACGGTCGGTACCGCCGTCGCTCCGACTCCTGCTCAGCTTGACGACCTCAACCTGCTCGATCCTGCGGGCTGGACCGGCGCGACTGGCTGGACGAGCGTCGGCCACACGAGCCGGAATGACATGCCCGAGTTCGGGTTCGAGGGTGGTGACACCGAGGTCCGAGGCACCTGGCAGAACGAGAAGCTCCGCGAGGTCGTGACCGAAGCGGCTGCCGACTACCTGATTGTCTACCTGCACCAGTTCGATGAGGACGCGTTCGCCCTCTACTACGGACCCAACGCCGGTAGCACTCCGGGTGAGTTCGCCGTCAGCGGCGCATCGAACCCGAGTGAGAAGGCGTTCCTCGTGATCATCGAGGACGGTGATGTCCGGATCGGCTTCCATGCCGCCAAGGCATCGCTGCGGCGCGAGGAAGCCATCCAGCTTCCCGTGGACGACTTCGCTTCGCTGCCCATCCGGGCGACGTTCCTGAAGTACCAGAACGAGCCTGCGTTCAAGTGGATCAACGAGGATCTGTTTCCGAACGTCTGATGCTTGACTCCGTACACGCGGAGTCTGTGTGACAGGGGGAGGGGTTTTTCCTGGCGGGCCTACCCCTCCCCCGCTCCACCCAATTACAGCCCGCCAACACTGAAAGGTCCGCTATGTCAAACGTATTCACCCTCGACGCCATCAAGGCCGAGGCCCGCAAGAAGTTCGCTCCCGTGACTATCGGTCTGAGCGACGACACCAACGTCGAACTCACCAGCTTCATCAAGCTGTCCAAGGAAGACCGCAAGACGGTCAAGGGACTGCTGGAGTCGCTGAACGACATCGAGGACGAGGACGAGAGTGATGAGGCTCTCGACGTTGTCGAGGAGACGATCTCCAAGATCTTCTCGCTTGTCGCCAACAAGCCGTCGAAGCTGTTGCGTGCCTTGGAAGATGACGAGCGCGAGGTCAAGCTCGCGACGATGACCAAGATCCTCCAGGCATGGTTGGAGCAAGCACAGGTGGGGGAAGCATAGAACTCGCCGACCTGATTGACAGGTACGGCGGGTGCATCCTCGCTGATCTACAACTGCACTACGGTGTTGACCTCCGGGACTTGTTCTCGGAGGACAACCCACTCTCCCCCAGGTATGTCCTGACGCTACTCCGTTACATGCCAGACGATTCCGCGACGTTTGCGGAGATGCGTGGCGGTCAAGAGTTCCGAGGCTGGAACGAAGACCGCTACCAGAACACCGCGATGGTCGACGCCATTCGCGGTCTGCTCTACGCGTTCATCTTGGCGCACACGGGCAAGAACTCTCGCAAGCCAGCGGCTCCTGAGCCGTGGCCCACGCCGGATCGCAAGAACCGCAAGGAACGTCAGAAGAAAACCCCGGGTTCGTTCTACCGCATGGTAGCCGCCCAGGTCGCAAAGAAACGTAAGAAGAAGGGCGGTGGCTGATGGCCGGGGCTGGTGGAGAAGAAGTCGGACGGATCAGTATCCGGGTTGTCCCGGATACTGACCGGTTCCGAGAAGACCTTGAACGGGAACTGCAGGCGGCTGAGAAGGGCCACAAGGTACAGATCCCGGTTGTCGCTGACACCAGCAGCTTTCAGCGCGAGGTGCAGCAGGCAGTAAGCAACCTGCCCGACGCTGAGATAGATGTCGAGGCCAACACCAAGGGTGTCCGGGCTGAGATCCTGGCAGCCGCCAGGAACGCGACGGCGAAGATCGACGTTGATACCAACGGGATTCGGCGCAAGCTGGACCTGTTGAATGTCGCGTTCGAGAAGCGTGTCGCGAGCGCACTGGACAACAAGCCGCTCATCGCGGACTCGTTCCAGGCGATGCAGCGGCGTCTGAACACCCTGGATCTCAACTGGGACCGCAAGGTCAAAGACACCCTCGCGAAGATCAATCCGCAGATCAACCTCGGCGTCAGCCCCGAGTTCGATTACCGGCTGCGGCAACGGCTTCGGAAGTTCGAGAAGTCCAACATGCTGGACCTCAAGATCGACCCGAAGTTCGACTTCCAACTGCGTCAGCGGTTGGCGAAGCTGCAGAACACGAAGTTCGAGCCGGATGGCTTCCAGTCGTCCATGCTCTCGGAACTCGACAAGGCGTCTCGCCGTATCGAGGTCAAGATCCCGCTCACCGCCGAAGGTGAGCGGTTCCGGACACAGGTCCGGGCACAGATCGAGGCCCTGGAGAAGACGATCAAGGCCAAGGTCCCTGTGGATCTGGAGCTTGCGGCTGGGCAGAAGGCGAAGATCGCTGCCGAGGTCGCTGCGCTGAAGTCACTCGCCAACTTTGGGGATGACGACAGCAGTGGCATCACGGGGTTCGCCAAGAACCTCGGGAAGGCCGGCAACGAGGTCGAGCATGTCGGACAGCAGTTCCTGGGCCTGACCCGGATCGGCTGGATTGTCGTCGCGGTGTTCGCCGCAGCGGCACCGCTGATCGGTCTGGTGTCCGGTCTGCTGGCTGGCCTGCCGTCGCTGATCGCAGCGTTCGGCACGGGCATCGGCGTGGTGGCCCTCGGCATGGACGGCATCAAGAAAGCCTGGGAGGTGGCACAGCCCGCCTTTGACGGGCTGAAGACGGCTGTCTCTGGTGTGTTCGAGGACCGCCTGACCCCGATGTTCTCCGAACTCGGTGAGGTCATGACGGCGCTCACCCCGAGTCTGCAGGGCGTAGCCCACGGGCTGTCGGATGTGTTCCGGGGGTTCCTCAACGTAGTGAACTCCGCTGATGGTCTGGCGACGATCCAGAACATCCTGGGCAACACCCAGACGTTCTTCTCGCAACTGGCACCGATCATCGGTACCGCGACTCAGTCGTTCCTCACGCTGTCGAGCGCAGGCTCGAATGCGTTCGGGTACCTGACCGGATCGCTGGGGACCTTCGCGACTCAGTTCGATGAGATGGTCAACCGGGTCACGCAGAACGGTGTGTTCGACTCGGCCATGAAGGGTCTGTCTCAGACCCTCGACGGTGTCACCAGCTTGTTCACCCGGCTCATGGAGTCGGGCCTGCAGGCGATGGGTGAGCTTGGTGGTCCGATCAACACCCTGCTGAACGGCATGGGCGATGCCCTCGTGGCGATGATGCCAGGGCTGACCTCGTTCGCGGCGCTGATCGGAAACGTCGGCGGGACACTGCTTTCCGCGCTGGCCCCGGCCATTCAGGCCGTGACGCCAGCGTTCGTGTCGCTGTCGAACACGCTCGGTGCGATGTTGACCTCCAACATCCAGGCTCTGTCTCCGCTGTTGACCCAGATCGCTGGTGCTCTCGGCACCACGCTGGTGACGGCGCTGCAGCAGATCCAACCGATGTTGCCGCAGTTGCTGACGACGTTCCAGCAGTTCGCTACCACGCTGGCTACCCAGCTTGGTCCGATCCTCCCGCAACTGGCTACTCAGTTCGGGACGCTGCTCGGGCAGGTCGTAGCACTGGCCCCTGGATTCCTGAATCTGCTTACGACGGCGATCATTCCGATGATCCCGTCGATGATGCAACTGGCGCAGCAGTTGCTGCCCGTGGCGATGGCCGCGATGCAACTCGCTCCGACGGTGCTGAAGTTGGCGAACAACTTCATCCAGTTCATGACGGCAGCCGCCCCTGTGGTCGGCGTCATCACCGCGCTGGCTAGTCCGCTGCTGAACCTCGTCACCCATTTCGACTCGGTGAGGAACGGCGTCCAGACGTTCATCAACATCTTGGGCAGCCTGCCCGGGATCATCTCGGGCGTCATGGGCAGCGTGGTGTCGGCTGTGGTGTCTGGCGTAAGCCAGGTGATCAGTCAGTTCGTCACTGCGGGTGGACAGGTGCTCGCTGAGGTAGGCACCTGGCCGGGACGCATCATGGGCGTCCTCGCCAGCCTGGGCAGCCAGATGGCAGCCGCCGCCGCGTCTGCGGCTTCGGCGTTCATCGGTGCATTGGCATCCGGCATCTCTGCCGGTGTCAGCCGGGTCGCTGGCGCTGTGTCGTCGGTGATGGGCGCTGTGCGTGCCATGATCCCGAACTCCCCCGCCGAGGACGGCCCCTTCTCGGGGGCCGGATGGCGGCAGGTCACCGGCTTCGGTGACGCACTGGGAGACGGTCTGGCAAGCGGCATCCCGGGAGCGAAGGACAAGATCGTCGCTCTCGCAACGGAACTGATGCAGGCGATCAAGGACGTGTTCGGTTCGGCTGATGGTCTGACTCTGAACTTCAACCTCGGTGGAGGTGCAGGGATGAGCGGGCTGTCGGGTATGGCGTCTGGTTTGAATCCGGAGTTGTCCGCGATGAACACCAACCTTGGTGAGATGCGTGATCTGACAACGGGATTGGATCAGTCCATGACCGGACTCGGCGCGACTCTGGGCGACAACATGAAGAAGCAGATGGACGTGATCCAACTCAAGAAGGACGAGTTGGAGGTCCAGCGACAGATGTTGCAGAACCAGAAGAACGCTACCGAGGACAAGGCCCAGAAGCAGGCCCTTCAGTCTCAGATTGACGAGATCAACCTGATGAAGGACAAGCTCGAACTGCAGCGGGAGCAACTGGACTTCCAGTCCCAGTACGGCGCTCAGGTGGAGGACACCAGCGGAAAGGTGGACGAGTACATCCGTGGGATGTACGACGCCGCCAAGGGCGCTGTGACTGCCCAACAGCAGCAACTGTTCTCGGATCTGGGCATCAGTGGTCAGGGTGCGATCCCGCAGTTGATCGAACAAGGCGTGGCGATGGGGGAGAACTTCATCTTCAACGTCTCGTCGGCTGATGAGGCCATCGCGATCAAGAACAACCAGACCAATAAGAAAGCACTCCAATACAAGCCGAGGTGATGTCGTCGTGCAACGCACAGACACAGTCGTAGAACTGAAGGATGTCAACGGCGAGTGGTGGAACCTGACGACCGGTGACCGAGGTGTATTCCTCGGTACCGGCGTCAAGGGCATATATGACCCGCCAGTGAAAGTTGTCTACGAGGAGCCGGGGAACTTTCCCGGCTCTCGTTATTTGAACCACCGAATCCTGCGCCGGGACTTGGTGTTCGGCGTCGAGATTCTCGATGACGACGGGGACTCGTGGTTGTCACGGGACTCCGAGTGGCGCAAGGCGTGGGCCTTCGACCGCGACTGCGAGTTGCATATCACCACCCCCGAGTCAGGTACCCGCTACCTGAAGCTGCGCCTGGGTGAGTCGATTGAGGTTGACACCACAACCGACCCCCGGGGCAACACGATCAACCGTGCGGCGATGGTGTGCATCTCCGGTGACCCGTTCTGGTATCAGGACGATGTCGTGTATACGGCTGTGACGCAGACGGATACGACGTTCGACCCGAACCCACTGCCTTGGCCGTGGCCGCAGCAGGCGCTGCCCACGGAGACGTTGACCATCGAGGTCGACCCCAAGGACGGGAAGGGCGGGCTGAACCCGACCGACCAGGCCATCTTCCTGAAGTGGCAGGTGCCTGGTTCGTCTCTGGCACCGGCAGAGCCGTATGTCCCGGGCATCCCGTGGCTGGGCGCTCCCAATTCGCCGGCATGTATCTGGACCCTCCCGGACTACTCGTTCGAGGATGAGTCCCTCGCCAACCGCCGACTGCGGTTGCCGGGTCTGATCGGTGGCCTGCGGACCAACGAGGTCCAGGCGGTCTTCCTGAAGGGCAAGCCGACATCGGGCTACTTCAAGCTCGGGTATGACGGTAACTGGACATCGAACATCCCGTGGAACGCCACCACAGCCGCCGTGAAGGCGGCGCTGGAGGCTTTGGCCCCCATCGCCTTCAACGACGTTCAGGTGACGCGTGGGGCCTCAACAAACGAGTCCCAGATGATCCGCGTGACGGGCAACCCCAACGGTGGCACGTTCACGCTGACCTTCAACGGTGAGACGACCACCCCGCTGCCGTTCAACGCGACGGCGGGTGCCGTCAAGGCCGCGCTCATCGCGCTGCCCAGCATCGGCAACGGCGAGGTGGACGTAGTCGTCCAGGCGACCGACGAGGTCCAAGAGGTTCGCCCGGTGGGCGAGCCGACCTCGGGGACGTTCACGCTGTCGCTCGACGGGCACAAGACAGGGCCGATCCCGTGGAATGCTTCGGCTGCACAGGTCGAGGCGGCGCTGCGGAAGCTGCCGAACGTGAGCACCACGGGCTGGTGGATCTTCACGTACTCCGATGTCCGGGTTACCAAGGCATCGGGCCAGTACCAGCCGTGGGTCATCTCGTTCAAGCAGAACCTGGCCGGTAGGGATCTGCCACAGATCGTGGCAGACCCGACGAACCTGTCCGGTGGCGCTGGGATTGACCTCCGGGTGAAGACCACGCAGCAAGGGTCTACGTCGTACATCGCCACGTTCGGAAACGGACTGGGTGGTTTCGACTTCGACCTGATGACCGCCAACGCGTCTGGGCTTCAAGGCACAGGCAACCTCGGTGTCCAGATCGCTGGCATCGCGGACGGCTCGCGTCCGTACATGGTGACCTTCACCGGGGCGCTGTCGGGTATCGACGTTCCGCAGATGGAGGTCGACACAACCGGATTGACCGGGCTGGGTCCGATCTCGGGCCGCGTGGACATCGTCCGGGAGGGCAAGACCTTCCCCGCCGAGAACGCGGTGATCGACACAGATCCCCGCGTCGAGCAGGTCACGTCGGAGTCCGGGTCGCAGTTGTGGTCCCGGATGAACGGTGTCCGCTTCCGTCACCCTGTCCCGCCGTGGACGAAGTCCAAGACGTTCGAGATCACTGTATCCGGCTGCGTCCCAGGACAAATGGTGATGCTTCGTATTCCTCGACCGTGGTCGAGGCCGTGGGGGTTGGAATGAGTCTGACGACGGTTCAGGACCATGACCGGCTCTGGAACTACGTGCAGGATCGCCGCTACCGGATGGAGCAGGAGCGGCTGAAGCCACCGACGGTGGAACTCTGGGACGGCGACTACACCCTTCGGGGTGAGGTCGCTGGCTGGAGGGGCATCGACTTCGAGTGGGTCGAGAACGACACGGGCGTAGCGACTCTCGAACTTTCGCTGGATCATTACCTCGCCAAGTGGGTGATGAACTTCCGGGGCCGCGAGAAGCGCAACGTCCACATCACCATCGAGAAGCAAGGCGCTCGGTGGTCGGGACGGATGGACCGGTACAAGGTCGTCAAGACCAAGGAGGGTGACGCTTACCTCGAAATTGTGTTCCAGCACGATTTTGAGCAGAGCAAACACATTCTCTGCTGGGCAAACCCGTTCCTCAGACCAGAACTGCAGTTCCCGAAGCTGTGGATCATCTTCGGTCCTGCGAAGTGGTGTCTGCTGATGACGTTGTTTGTCAACATCTTACGGCTCGAAACGAGCTTGTGGACGCTGCCAGACAACCCGCTCGACATCAACGAGTGGATGCCGTTCTCGTTCAACCCAGCAACCTGGCGGAACATCGTCAAGCCGTTCCCGTTCTTCGGGGACAACTCCAACCTGACGATTGTGTTCTCCCGGTTCAAGTCGTTCTACGACGTGGCCCGGAAGACCCTGGCCGACGCTCAGTTGACCCTGACGTGTCGTCGCTACCTCAAGGGTGACACCCACCCGTTCGGTGATCTGACCGGCGAACTGAACATCGACTTTGTCGAGGATCTGTTCTCGTTCATCCCACTACGGCATGGCTGCCTGGTGTGGGACATCATCGACAACTCCGGGTGGGGAACCGAAACCGCTTTCGGCGGTTCGCTTCTCACCGGTCTGATCCGGGCGGTGGTCAACATCGCCTCGGACGGTACGACCGAGGGTGTCGACGTGTTCACGGGCGACCCGACGTTCCCTGGCGACTACTACGCCCCGGGTATCGACGGACTCGCCAACCTGGCCGGTACGGCTCCCCAGGCACCGTGGGTGGTGTTCGAGGAGGGCATGTACACGGGCATCGAGTCATCGGAGTTCGAGTACTTCGAGGCCACCGCAACGAGTTTCGTGACCGGTGGCAAGTCGATGCCGGGTGTGAACGAGACGATCTCGGCTGGTGTGAACATGGCCGGCGACTTTGTCACCTCGCTGATCAACTCGGCTCTGGCGGCTGGTGGTGCGTTCGGCACCGCCATCGACCTTCCGCCCCTCGGGGGCGTGATGGACGCCGTAGCCAAGATGCTCTACGAGGACGTGTTCCTGGCGTTCATGGAGATCCCGACGCTTCGAGCGGCGGGACTCCCGTTGCCCCTACCGGGTCTGGAGGATCACACCACCGGCCTGGGGGACTTCCACCTCTACGAGGACTGGGCAGACGGCGCGGACAGGGCATTCACCCTGTCAGCGATGCTGGCTATCCGGGCGAGGATCTGGGCGACACGAGCGCACACGGCTCACAAGATCAAGGTATCCGACGCTGCCCCGTACATCTTCGGGGAGAAGGGCTACGGGCACTTCTTCATCGGGAACCGGGTCGGCACAACGGTTCTGGGTTACCCCATCCCGCACACCATCTTCGTGGAACGACTCACGAAGGCCCGGTATGTCTGGGACAAGGACGGCCCGAAGGGCTGGGAACTCGAGATCGGCTATCGGGAGCCGGAAGATCCGGCGCTCAAGGCAATGGAATGGATTCGTGACATCAACTCCGGGCTAGGAACTCTCGGGGTGCTATAGGAAGGCTCGCCATGAAACAGATGAAACCGATTCCCTCACAAGAGGATGCGGATATGGACGACCCCGAGGAGCACTTCCTCTGGGGACTCCGTAACCTCCCGATGTTCGGGGGTAGCGGTACCGTCACCAACTCCGGATTCCTCCGGAAGTGGTCGGAGCATCTGTGGAAACTGGGCTTCCGTCACACAAGCTGGCTTCGGGGGCTGGCTGATGAGAATGGCAACATCCACATCAGTCAGCTTCCCAAGCAGCAACTCAAGTTCCAAGAGGCTTTCAAAGGACCCCGCCACCAGTACAACAACGCAGCGTGCTGGGTTCCCATCGAGGCGAAACCCGCTGCCCCGACGCAGATTCAGGACCTCTCGAAGGTCACTCTGCTCGAACAACAGATTTACGCTGAGCAGCTTCGGAGGCTCGGTGTCATCCCGGGCGAGCGTGTGCCTGAGCACAGCGCCGCCGAACTCAATGAGGGACACTAATGACGTACAGATACCTGCCCAGTTTCGGGCTGAGGGTGCTGCAGCTTGTCATCCTGCTTGAATCCCTGATACGAGGGATCGCCTACATCGTCTCCCCCATCGGTGTGCCATCGGCCACCGACATCACGGCCAGCGCCCCGCTGGGCGTGTGGGGGGTAGCCTTCACGGCCTTCGCCGTGCTCGGGTTCTTCGGTGAGGCTCTGATGTCCGGTACTTCCCCGGACATACGAAGCGGGGGCGGAAACCCCAGAGCGTGGCCGTCTTTCATCGCCCACGCTGGCCTGATGATCCTGTACTTGACCATGTTCGTCGGCTACGGAGGCGCTGTCATCGACGGCGACCTCGCACTAGCCGCCGCGCCAGGGGCGATGTTGACGTTCGCATTCCTCCACTGGCTGTTCGCCCGGAGACGTAAGCACCATGCCACCTGAACTGATCTCTCACCTCCCACAACAGTGGGTAGGCATCTTCGCCATCGTGGCGTTCATCGTCTACATCGCCGCGCAGGTCGTGGAGAAGTCCGACAAGATCGCCAAGATCGTCCCGTTCGGGCGCTGGTGGCACAAGCGCCAGAACCGGCAGGGGAATCGTCGGGCATGGATCGCTGAGGACAACGCGGTCATCTCCGGTATGCAGGAGCAGATCCAGGCGGTAGCAAGGGATCTCGCGGAGGTCAACGACAAGGTACGGGTGTTCACCGCATGGTCGGTGTATGACGCTCGGTACCACCACAAGATCGAGATGTCCCACGCTGACGGTCGATGCAGTTGCGAACTGCCAAGGCACTACGACTATTTCGCGTTCGAGACGCTGTACCGGGCCGATCCGGTAGCGGCAGCAGCTTTGTGACAGGAGGTAGCGAGTGACTACACCGAATCAGCCCGCCCCCGACTCGCTGGATAAGCTCCTCGGCGTCGGCCACTTCGAGGTGGGCGGCGCGGACACCACCTACGGCCAGGACATCAACGAGAACTTCGTCACCGATCTGGTGACGGTCCCGTTCGCGACGTTCGGGAACATGCTCGAAGTTCTGGCGATGGTCCTCATGCGGCTTCCCGCTGAGGCCCTGAAGGCGTTGGAGCCGTTGATCCCTGACTGGATCGACGGCGGTGGGAACTGGCAAGAGGGCATCGTCGGCAAGATCATCCAGGCCCTGGACCCCCGGCGCATCCCCTACTACTTCGACCAGTTCGAGGAGTGGCTGGAGGAGAACTTCAAGCCACTGGCGCAAGCACTTTCGGTCATCGGCGGTGTTGTTGAGCAGATCATCAACTTCGTCCAGGCCATCGTGGACGCCATCGTCGCGGGCCTCCGTGGCATCCCGATCCTCGGGAGCATCCTCGACGGTATCGGCGGACTCGGTGGGGCGTTCGGACCGGACGGCAAGCCCATCGACGCCATCGTCCAGGGCGTCGAGGAGGCCGTGGGTGGGTTCGTGCAAGAGAGCATCGACTCGATCCCGGCGAATATATACAACGAGTGGTTCGAGACGACGGACGCCGAAGGTATCCCGGACGAGGTAGCGATCACGGTCGGCGCGATCCGCACAGCGGTCGCTGGCGGGTTCACGCTGCAGACGTTCACCGCGTCTGACCCGGCATGGACTGTCCCACCGGAACTGAAGAACGCAGCCACGGCATACGCCGGCGTTATCGGTGGGGGTGGCCGAGGTGAGTACGGCTCGTACGTCATTGACACAGACCCGGGACTGACCGGCGAAGGCGGCAAGGGCGGATCATCGGGCGGCTACAAGGTCGAGAAGTTCGACCCGTCCACCCTCGGCGAGACTCTCGCCATCGTTGTCGGCGCAGCGGCGTCTACTGTCGGCGCTCACGGTCAGCCGAGTTCCATTGGTTCCCTGGTCACTTCGACCCCGAACTCCAGTGGTATCGCTACCGAACTGGGCTATCAGGCGAGTAGCTCGGAGCCGGGACGAGGCGGGAAGGGCGGCAACGCCACTACCGGTGGCCCGTCCGCGTCGACTGGTGAGGCCGGTTGGTCGAGCGCAGCGGCAGCCGGTGGCCCGGGAGGTGCCTGGGCGGGGTCACCCAACGCGGGCGTGACCGCAGGCAACGGAGGCCCCGGTGGTACTGGGCAGACCTCGACAACCCCCATCGCAGGTGGCGGTGGTGGAGGCGGGGGAGGCGGCGCAGCAGGAGCCGGTTCGTTCACCACAACCACCTCCGGTGCTGGCGGTGACGGGGGCTTCCCTGGTGGCGGCAGCGGCGGTAGCGGTGGGCTGGCGAACAACTCCACGGTTAACACGTCCATCGTCCGACCCCCGGGTATCCCGGCTAACGGCATGGCATTCCTACTCTGGAGGTAAGAGTGATCGCTACACGCTTGGACACCGACATGGGTCGGTGGGCTGATGGCACAGTCCTTTTCCACACCGAGGACGGCCAGTATCTGGCCGTCGAGGCGCAGGACCCCGACGCGGAAACAACGATTCCCGTTGGCGCACAACCGATGATTGACGAACTGATCAACATCGTCGGTGACGGCAGGCAGGCGCTGAAGGAGATCGTGCGACCCACGGTCGTCTTCGAGTGCAACGAGGAGGGTATCGCTACCAGCCTCACTCCGATCAACCGATTCCCGGCAGGGACATCCCACGAGGATGCCCTCGCCGTCCTCGGCTACACAGTCGAATGAGCAATGGCCCCCTCCTGGGTGATCCCCGGGAGGGGGCTTTTTTGCGTTACACGGACATTCGTGCCAGAAGATCCTCTGGCACAACGAGATCGAACGACAATGCCCCTCCGGACTGGTTGGGCACCCGGCCCTCCAGCTTGGCCTTGGCCGTGATCCCTGACTTGATCAGAAGCTCCCGGCGACCTTGCTCGTCGGCCTCCTCCCAGGCGTCCTTGTACAGCCCACCTGTCGGGCGCATCTCCGACCGGGCCTCGGAGGTCGGTAGTCCCTCAAGCTCCTGTATGCGTTTGTCCAGAGCCTCCAGTTGCGTGTGGATGCGCTGCTGCGCGTAGTTGGACTTCATCCTCCCGAGGGCGCTCGTCAACTCCTGTACGGCGATCTGAGCCTCCTCTAGCTCGGCCTGGTGCGATTCCGCTGGGAGGTAAACCATCTCGTGGACCTCCTGGTCCCCGAGTGCGTTCAGGAACCGCTCCTCCACGAGTTGTTGTAGGTCGTCGGCGGGGATGGACTGGGTGTGGCCGTCGCGGCAGTGGTAGTACCGGTACACCTTCCCCGCCGTCGTCTGGCGGCGGGAGTACAGCGGCTTCTCGCAGTCCCAACACAGGGCGACCCCGAGTAGCGGGGACGCCTTCGAGGTCCGGTTGACGGTCTTCGGTCTGGAGCCGTCATCGAGAGCGGCCTGCAGCCGGTTGAAGGTGTCCTGGTCGACCAGCGGTGGGCCTTTCTGGACCGGCACACCGTTCTCGTCCCGGACGGTCGTCCCGTTGTGCGTGACGTACCCCAGGAGGGTCTTGGACCGCAACAGCTTGACGATGGTGCGGCCATGCCACGGGTGTCCCCGTGGGGCCTCACCGGCCCGCTGACGGACGTAGTCGGACGGGGACACCTCTCCCATCGCGGTCAGATCCTTGGCTATCGACTCGACGGACTGCCCCTGCAGGACCCAGTCGATGATCGACCGGAGGACCACCGACGACACCGGGTCAGGCTCCAACACCCACCCTGCGGCGTCCTCGCGCTCGACGGCGCGGTAGCCGTAGGACGGTCTGCCTCCCGGCCACCGGCCCAACTCCCGGAGCTTCCGGTGAGAGGCCGTCGTCCTCTCCCGGATCGCCTCCAACTCCCCCTCGGCCACGCCAGCGATGACGTTGGCGACCATGCGACCGATCCACGTCGAGAGGTCGATGTTGTCGTTGACGCATACGAGTGTCTTGTCGTGATCCATCACCCACCCGAAGAGTTTGTTCATCGGGATCGCTCGCCGCGAGAGGCGGTCGAGCTTCCACGCGCAGAGGATGTCCCACTCGTGCAGCTTCGGCTCCGACAGCCACGGCCCCAAGGCCGGGGTGTCGAACGGGTCGACGGAACCGGACACGTCCAGATCCTCGGCCCAGCCGACGATGGTGTGGTCGTTGGACTTCGCCCAGCCCTCGATGATCTCTCGCTGCCGCTCGGGACTGGTAGATTCGTCGCTGAGCCTGGACAGCCTGATTCTCCCAAGAACACGCATGTCAGAGACGATAGCAGAGGTTGCACAAACCCCGAACATGGACTGATCGAAGTTCGGGGATTCTACAATCAACGTATGCGAATACGTGCATGTGTCAGGCACAAAAAAAAGACCCCCGGGCCAGCCCGAAGGCCAGCCCGGAGGTCGGGGTCAGCGGTAGACCGTTTGGGTCTTCCCGCTGTTGTTGATCGCCACGAAGATCCACACCCACGCCCAGCCGCCGAACAACCAGAACGTCAGCAGCGTGAGCAGAAGGTGCAGTGCGTGGTTCGTCTTCTTGGGCATGACGGCCACGGGCTGCGGGACGTGGCCGGGGTGCCATTGTTGGCCGTCCCAGTACTGCGTCCCATGAGCCGTCGGATACCACCCCGGTGTAGTCATGACACGATTCTACTAACCGGTGTCGGAAAGACCACCCGCTGAATGCCGGCGGCCTCCAGCAGCTTCGAGCAGTCGACGCACGGCTCCCGGGTGATGTACACGGTGGCCCCGATCAGATCCTCCCGGTCGCAGTAGAGGAGCGCATTCGCCTCCGCATGGACCGCCACACAGCGGCCAGGACCGGCGTCGTATGGCGTCCGTCCCGGCTCAGCGTTGGAGAGACGCCGGGGGCAAGTGGCGCACCCAGGCTGCCCAGAAGGAGCACCGTTGTATCCGGTAGCCCGGACCCTCCGGTTCTTGACGACGACCGCACCTACCTTGCTCCTCTCACAGTCGGACCTCGCGGCAGCCGCCGTCGCGATGCCGAGGAAGTACTCGTCCCAGTCGGGCCTCATTTGGCGTCCAGCCTCGCCACTGCACAGTCGATGCAGTTGATCGAGTCCCTGTCAGACCGGAAGAACTCGTAGCGGAATGCACCCGAGTGTGAGTATTGGACGGGCCGATGGCACGTCCGACACCACAGGATCACAGGACCACCAACTCGTACCGCTTGAACCAGGCGTCGACTACGTCGTCCTTCGAGAAGGACACCCCGTACTCGTCACTGTTCCGGGTGACGAAATGCCCTGTCTTGCCACGGAACCGACGCCAGGTACCCCTCACGGGGTACTTGGCCTCGTCCCGCTCTATACGGACCCTGTCGCCTTTCTTAATCGTTGAGCCTCCCGATCTCGTTGTTCTTGTCGGCCACCGACTGTCGGAGTTCCTGGTTCTCCAGTTCGAGTTCAGCGATCCGGCACTCTCGAGAGTCCCGGTCGTAGTCGGCTGAGTCGGCCTCGTCCAGGGCGGCGTTCAGACGCCGCACCAGATCCCCCAGGCAGCCGTGGATGGCTGAGATGAAGTCGGCATCGGCCTCGTTCTGGAGATCGGAAGCCACGAGCTTCCGGGTCTGCTCCCCGTCCTCCCCCATGTGGACGGCGTAGAGCTTCCAGCGACCGGTGCCGTCTTGGTACTGCTCGGGCATCCAGAACATATCCTGTGCCCCAGTCGTTTTCGACCACTGCTGGTACAGCAGGTCGAAGAACTCCCTATCCTCCACCGATGACTCCCTTCTCCCGAAGTGCTTTCAGCACAGCGTCATTCACGTTCTTGAGGATGTACTCGACCGCCCAGGTCCGTTCCACGATGCTCATGCCCTCTACGTCAGCGGCGACCTGCTTCACCTGGAGTTTGTCGCCCTTCTGCCCGGTGACATCCGGGATGTAGGGGATGTCCACGGTTAGTTCGACCACTACCTGCGGTGGACGGAGGGGGGCGATGGAGGGGGAGTCCCCCTCCCCTCCCCACCTCACTTGTTACGCAGCCCTTCGATGGCCTGGTTGATCGTGTCAGCGACATCGCTGAACGCGTCTGCCAATGCCTCGAACTTCTCGATGACACCGGACATATCCGGCTCGATCTTGACCTGCACTGCGCCTACGGTTGTCTCTTCGCCCACTTCTGTTCTCCTATCAGTAATCTGCGCCGTACAGCGATCCCCAGGACCGCTGTCCAACTTCTGCATCGGTGCCGATGAACACCGGCCCCATCTGTTCTGCCATGACCTCCGCTACCCGCTCCGCTCCCCAATCCGCTTGTGCGGCAGGGAGAGAGAACAAGACCTCGTCGTGGATCGGCAGACGCATGTACGGTGTAAAGCCTGCGTCATGCAGCCTCAACAGCGCACGGCACGTCACGTCCCGCGACGACGACTGGATCAGGTAGTTGAGCGCCGAGTAGGCCCGGTCCGGGTCCACCGGCAAGCGACGGCCACCGAGGCCGTCGATGAACGGTGTGGTGATGTAGCCGTTCCGGAGTGCTTCCTTCTGCAGCCGCTGGCTGAGCTTCTGCACACCCGGGTATGCCTTGTCGAACCCCGCCACCACCGTCTGGGCCTGACCGAGGTCCAGCCCGGTCTGTGCGGCCACGGTCTTCGCACCGCCACCGTAGACCCGACCGAAGTTCACCACCTTCGCGTACTTGCGCTCCGGTGAGTCCTTCGTGATCTCCCGCTCAGGCCAAGCTGCCTTGGCCGTCATCAGGTGCAGATCCTCGTCGTTGAGGAACGCCTCGATCATCGTCTGGTCCTTGGACAACGCAGCCAGGACACGTAGCTCCTGGGCCTGGTAGTCCACGCTGGCGATCCGATGGCCCTCGTCGGCCACAAAGCACCGACGAATCATCCAGTCGCCCGAGGGCAGCGTCTGGGCCGGTATGCCCGTGATGGACATCCGGGCCGTACGTGCCCGCAGCGGATTGATAGCCGCGTGGCACCGGTTGTTGGGGTCCTTCTGCTTGAGGAACCCATCGACCCAGGTCTTGCGCCACTTCCCCGCCTTCTTGGCCTCAATGATGGCGTTGGAGAACTCCGACACCTCGGCCTTGCCGTTCTTCACCAGATCAGCGAGCAGGTCGTCGTTGACCTGCCGCTTACCCGAGGGGGTGCGTCCGGTGATCCGGACCCCCATCGACTCCAGAACATCGGCCACCATGTCGGTCGAGTTGACCTTCTCGCAGCCGAAGTTCATTGCGATCTCGGAGAAGTGGGACTCCTTGACCTTGAGGTCCAGGGCCAGTTCCTCGGTGTACTCGACATCGAGGAGGAACCCTGTCCGCTCCATGTAGGAGCAGACCTCGGCCAGCCGGTGCTCGTTACGCACCAGTTCCTCCGGGACCTTCACCAACGGCGCGAGCTTCCTCACCAGCCGCGCCGCGAGGATCGGGTCCATCCCGGCGTACAACAGGTACGTCGGGTCGAAGAGTTCGATCTTCTTCCAGATCGTTTCCTTCGTAACGCCTTTGCGAGCGTTGGCGAGATCGGCCATCAGCGTCTTCACCTTGGTCGCAACCTCGGTGTCGATGTACCGATGGGTCAACTCCTGCAGGGAGTGACCCGTGCCGCCCTCGTCCTTGCCCCGTGGGTCGATCAGGTGGGCCAGGATCTTGGTGTCGGTCACCTTGGGCCAGAGCGACTCCATAGGGGTCCCGAGGGTCCGCTCGAAAACCTGAAGGTCGTATGACGCGTTCTGGAAGACAAGACGCCCGATTCCCTTGAGCGCCAACCGAACATCCTCTTCAAAGCGCGGACCCAGTTCCACCGGGATGACGTACGCCTCGGTAGCAGTGCCAAACTGCACGAGCCTGCACCGGAACTTATCGTCATATATATCAAGCCCGGTTGTTTCAGAGTCGACTGCCAAGCACGAGAGGTTTCGTCGTACGAAGTCCCGGAAGGCGTCGAGGTCGTCTTCTCGCTCAACGACATTGATCGTGACTGCCTCTCCAGCCACGACGTGTTGATACTGAAGCATATGTCCCTTCTCACAACAGTTTCAGGCGACGGCGCAGCGCCCGTCGTGATGCTCGGTTGATCGTCGGCGGCGGGAAGTAGATCCCTTGCCGCCGCAGTTTCAGGACGTGCTCCGGAACGCCCTCCTGGCGTTGCCGGCGTCTCTCTGCGTCGTTGAATCTCCGCTCGGCCTTGAGCCAGTTCCAGAGCGTCTGCTTGTCGGTCAGTGGTGTCATCGGTAGTAGACTCCTGCCACGATTCGTCCGATGGTGGACGGGTGAACGTCGTAGACCGCCGCGATGTCGGCCTGTGTGTATCCGGCCCTCTTGAGTTCCCGGATGTGCTGAGCGTCCTTCTCGGACAGCTTCTTTCGGTTCGACCGCTTCGGTCCCGTCTCCGGGACCGTGGTCGTACCCTCATCCCCCAACCACTCGTGGAGGAACACGTACAACTCCCGGAGGAGTTTGTTCAGCCGCTCAGCGGCCTGGTCAGTCGGCGTCAACGGCACGTTGTTCCTCCTCGGTCAGGGGGCGATAGAAGTACTGGATGACGTGGCGCATGTTGAACACGGTGTGAGTGCCGCCCTCGCCCAGGAGGTACAGCCGCCCGTCGCCACCTTCGTCGGTGGCGGGGACAACCTCACCGATACCGACGCTCGTGCCCGCAACTGTCTGGACACGTAAATAACTGTCTGCCAATGGTTTTCCTTTGTTAGGAGGGGTGTACAGGAGGGGGCCACCCGGCCCCCTCCCGTACGGTGTCAAATTAGAACCAGACCGGCTTCTCGACATCCTTGAGGTGCTGCGGCGGCATCCACGCCTGCCACGGACCACGAGCCGAGGTACCGCTCTTGTAGACCCAGTCGTCACCGGGCTTCGGCGGGGCACCGGCAGGCGGCTCCTGCGCCTGACGAGGGGCACCACCACGGCCCCGACCGCCACCACCGCCACCACCGGACGACGGTGCCGGTCCCAGGCTGGCGAACTTCTTCGCCGCCGACTGCGTGTACTCCATCAGGGACGCGAGCTTGTCGACATCCGAGATCTGTTCCAGTGCGTCATCGACATCGGCACCGTGGATGACGATCCACGGGGCCTCGAACCCACTCCCACCCTTGAGGGTCACGGTGACCTTGCCCTCGCTGGACGCGGCGACGTTGGTCACCTTCGCTGCGGCCTTCTTGGCCGGGGCCTTCTTCGGTGCCTCGGCGGCTGCCGGGGCGTCGGCCTGTGCTTCGTCCTCGGTGGGACCGAATGGGTCAAACGACAATGTAGTGCCTTTCCTCTTGTTCGGTTTACTCACTGATTCCGCAGGTAGCGGAACAGGGTTATTTAGCGAATCGGGCAAGCGCCCGACGCACACTCTTCATCGACCGAATCAGCGACAGCCTGTGCTGTCGCCTCTTCGTATTCCTTCTTGGTGATGCGCTCGTACGGTGCCTGCGGCATGGACGCCTCGGGGAATATGGTGGCTCCCTTGAGGATTCCGCCGAACACCACAAGCTGCTCGCCAACGACGTGCGGCTTGTACCGCTCCGGGTCGACGTTCGCTGTGAAGCTGACCGCGTTGTCTGCCCACAACTTCTGGTACAGGGCCTGGAATGCGAGGAGACTGTTCAGTGTCAAGTCATCAGCAGACTCGACCAGTTCCTCGGCATCCTTGCCGTACCGATCCACAACCTCTTGCACGAGGATGTCCTTGGTCGGGATCGTGACGACCGCCGTGTTCGCGGCGTAGATGTCATCCTCGACCTCGTAGCCCTCGGCAACGAGCTTGGTCAACTGCTCGATGTCGTTGTGGCTGAACCTGATGCGCCGCTTGAAGTACTTGGCGAAGATCGGGTGGATACCCTCACTCACACCAGGCAGCTTCGCAATGGTCCCCGTAGGGGCCACTGTGCGGGTTTTGACCGGCACCGGGATGCGGAGTTGGTGGGAGTAGTTCACTGCGGCCTGGTCGACCTCAGAGGCTAGATCCCGCAGCAGACTCCGGAACCACTTGTCCCGGGGTGCCTGGGAGTACTTCTTCCCCGACATCGCCAGGAACGATGCGACACCGAGGTGCCCGACACCGATGCGCCTGTTCCGATCCAAGACCTCTCGGCTCTTGGGATCGGCCACCGGGCTGAACGTAGCCCGGATCAGGAACCGCGTCACCAGCCGGTGAGCGCGGATCATGTCGATGGCGTCGTACTTCCCGTTGTCCTTGACGAACGCGGCGAGGTTGATGTGGCCGAGGTTGCACGGCTCCCACGCTTCGAGAGTGATCTCCCCGCACGGGTTGGTACAGATGACCTCGTTCGGCTCTCCGTCGTTGGAGAGGCTCGAGTCCCAGAACCCCGGCTCCCCGTTCTTCACCATGCCCTCGGTGATGGCCTTGAGGATCTCCTGCGCCCAGTTCCCGTTGATGGAGGGATCTTTGACCTCGGCCCAGAACTCCTGATCCACCACAACAGAGATGTTCGTCGTCCAGTGCTTGCCCGTCTCGGCCTTGCAGTTGATGAACTCGAAGATGTGGGGATCAGCCCAGTGCATCATCGCCATACGGGCCGAACGACGCACACCACCGGCCACGACACACTGAGCGATGGCATGGTCGATCTCCATCGCCTTGATGCCGGTGAGGCCCCCACCGTCGAGTGCCGTCTCCGAGAGGATCTCGCACACGTCGATCAACATCCGTGCCAGCGGCAGCGGCCCCGAGGCCGTGCCGCCGAACGTCCGGAGCTTCGCCCCGGCTGCCCGGACCCGGGACACGTCGTAGACCCGTTGGAAGTGGGTCACCTCGTCCCGGTAGTGGGTGTCGATCAGATCGGTCAGGGCCGCAGCCCAGCCCTCACGAGAGTCCTCGATGATGAAGGCACCGGTCCAGTCCGGGTCGTACTCGGTGGACAAGACGCCGGCATTCTTCATGGCCTCGTAGTCCGGGTGCTCCTCGTCGCACACGATGTGGACGAAGAGATCCTGTTGGACCGGAGGGTAGTCGTAGAAGAACCACTCCGAGTAGTTCGCCCCGACACCACCACCCTCCATCAGCCGCAGGAACGTGAACTCGAAGTGGTCCGAGGGCTTCTCGGTCCATCCCGACACCCAGCAGTTGAACAAGTGCTGTGCGTTCTTCACGCCCGACGCCCACAGGTGACGACCACCCGGGAGGATCTTGAACTCCGTCATCAGACGGATCAGATCCTCTCGTTCATCCGGCTGGTGGTAGCGAGAGTCGACCAGGGCGAGGTTGCCGTCTACGACTCGCTCGACCGTCTCGGGCCAGGTTTCCTTCGACCCGTCAGGCTTCGTACGCGAGTACGTGCGGTTGTAGACCAGTTCTCCCGTTGGCCCCCAATTGATCTCGTCTGTCACACTCCACCTTTCACCAATCGCAGGTACCCCGGCGTCCAGTCGCCGCCGCAGTACATCTCTCGGTCCTCCTGGGACCAGTTCTCGATGAGCATCGGCTTCTCGTTGGGGAAGAGGTCAGGGAAGACCTCTGCCTGATACAACTCCGACCGATCACCCAGCATCCCGCCGTCCAACACGGAGAGACGTGCTCCGCTCTCGCGGGAGCCGTCCAGCGTGGGACGGACCATCCATTCGTCAAACACGTTGGCTAGTTCCGTCCGGTACGTCGTCGTGCCTGTCACAATGTCCTCCTCGTTGGCTAATTCAATTGGCTCATCACCTTTCTCGATGAGTGCGATTGCGGCTTCTGCTGTTGGGTCTGACTTGCCACCCTTGCCCTGACGGGAGTTCGCCGACACCGCCGACTCATCTCGTTCCTTGCCCTCGATCACGAGGCTGTTGACGTGACGCGTCAACGACCGGACAGCGTCCGTGACGAGTTGGGCGGCTGCCCCTTGCGCCGGTATCACCCCGTGGGTGAACCGGCTCTCGATGGCGTCGTAGTACCTCGGGTTCTGCCGCTGTAGGTGCGCCAGTGCCTGCGGCATGATTCGCCGCAGGAACTTGTTGGTGGACCGCCCTTTCAGGTGGTCCTTCACCGACTCCGAGGAGTAAGTGTTGCGCCCCCAGCGTTCGTCAGCGTCCAGCGTCTCCTCGACCAGGATCTGCACCGCAGCCTTGTTGAGGACGATCCGGCGTACCGGAGCATCGGCCTCGGCCATCAGGTGCTGGACCGAGGGCCGTTTGAGGTACCAGAGGAAGATCTCCTGCACTAGGTCGTCTGCCACAACGACATCCGACCCCCAGGCGATCAAGGCGGTCGTAGCGACCTCCTTGACCTCCTCGTACGGGATCACTTCACCTCCCAGGTACTTCCGTCCACGGTGAACCGACCGTTGGTGATGTAGACCAACTCAGGCTTGACGTACTTGCCGTCGACCGTCAGCAGTCCAAAACCCTGCTGCCAGTTGCCCGTTCCGCCCTTGAGGTAGGCAGCCAGCTTCATGTTCATCAGGTTCCCGACCTCCATGCCGGTGATCTGACGCTTCACGATGCCGCTGTGCCCCACGGTGTCGGACCCGAGTCCCATGCGGTGGGTGTGGCCCATGACGACGGAGACACCGAGTTTCCTGGCCGCGTTGAGCGCGGTGTTACCCGCGATCCGCGACAGGCTGATCTGTCCTCGGTGGCCGTGCGTCGTGATCCAGCCCGGAGCAACCTTGTTGAACTCTGGAAGCAGCGTGATGCCGAATCCGTCGAAGTCCAAGAGGGTTTCGAGGTTGAACGCGTTGGTCCCGGACAATGCCGGCGCATACTTCTCCAGGTACACGCGAGGTCGCTCGTCGTGGTTGCCTTCGTGGACACCGACCGGCCCGTCGTAGACCTCCCGCAGCGGTCCCAGGAACCGCTGCTTGGCTTGCTCCGCGTCCTTGAACACGGACCCCTCGAACTCGCCTCGGGTGTCCTTGTTCCAGCGCGAGGGCTGTGGGAAGTCCATCAGGTCACCGATGTGGATGACGCTGGTGGGCTTGTAGTCCCCGATGAACCGGATGACCGACCGCAGCGCCCTGCGGTCGTCGTAGGGCATCTGGGTGTCACTGATGATGACGATGCGCTCGCTCACGCAAGAACCTCGGTGAACGGTCCGAAGTTGTCCCAGTCGGTCAGCGGCGACCCGCTCCGGTGAGCGGTGTCGTCGTCCCAGTGGTTCTCGTCCTCGAACTTGATCTCCAGCAGACCCGAGTGTGCGCTGATGCGCCACAGATCCTTGCTGTTCGAGGCTCGGTCGGTGACGATGACACCCGCAGGGACATCGGCCAGTGATAACCACTGCCGCTGGACGACCTCGCCCTCGATGACATCGACCGGCTCGTCGTAGCACCGCTCGATGCACCCGGCGTACCCGGCGATGTCGGTGGTCGAGTCCCGGTGGTAGCCGGTGCCGTGCTGGCGAGACATCTTCAGCAGCATCATCAGTTGGGCTACGTCGAGCATCGTGACCTCGATGCCGAGGTAGGCCGAGAACAGTGCAGCCGTGTGGCCGAAGTTCTCGCGTGGGTGGCCGTAGTCCTTGTTGCGCTGGCCGTGGATAAGGCGTTGTGCCTCTTGCAGAATGGATTCCGTCATTCGGTTACCTCCGTGAATGGTGCTTCCCTGAGCTTGCTTGCGTCCCTGTCGGACTTGGACCCGGCGTAGGACCACAGCCACTCGCCCGGTGCCTGGGTGAGCGTCTGGCCGTACTTGTCTTGCCGGTCCGGACCCCAGAAGCTCCAGCGGTGACCTCCCGCGTCGAAGACCTCCACGTCGTGTGGAACTTCATCCAGGGACTGCCAGACACGCGGCCCCGGCACGAGGCCGAGGGCCTGCACGAGCGCCTGCTTCTCCCGGATGAGATCCCCGAGGGTCTTGTCGGCGGTGTGTGCCTGCCGCTTCAGATCCTCGAACTGGTTGCGCTGTATGCCGATTCGTTCGTCGACTACGTCGAGTCGACCCTGAACCAGCTTCTGCACGAGGTCATGCATCGTTGTCCTCCTCGTGGACGTAGTCGTGGATGCCGTCGACCCACTCGATGTTCGGGTCGTCTGCGATCCTGTTGAACGGTGTCAAGCAAGACACGTCGACCCACTGCGGTAATCCGGAGTGACGGCCCTTGACCCGGACACTCCCCGGTTCACTCGGCTCCTCGTGCTCGATAACGTCTCCGACCTCACCCGGTGTGAGGAACACGCTGTGCGGATCGCCTTGGATCGTCGGCTGTTCACCGACTACGACCACGTCACCTACTTTGAAACTCATCGCATCCTTTCCAGCAGTGCTTGCTTTCCCCGCCCGATCACGAGGGAGTTGACATCCTCACCGGGTGGCATCGGAATCACCCTTGAGTTCGGCAGCGACTTCGCCACCGTGTTGGCGAACAAAGCGCCTGCGTCATCCCCGTCCGCGAGGATGTACACGGTCTGGTAGCCGAGGAACAGTTCCCTCATGTACGGCTTCCAGTTGTTGGCCCCCGGCACCCCTACCGAGGGGATGCCGCACACCTGGGAGGTGATCGCGTCGATCTCCCCCTCGGTGATGGCGACCTCCGGGGCTTCCTTGATCAGGGCGATGGTGTTGTACAACCACGTCTGATCCCCTGGAGCCGTCATGTATTTCGGCTTCTCGTTGTCCAGCCGCCTGTAGCGGATGGACACGACACACCACCCGTGTTCCTGGGACCACCGTAGGTACGGGATCGCCAGCATCCCCCGGAACATCTCATGTCCAGGGAGTGGATCGGCCACGTATCCCAGACGGAACCGGTCGACCTTCGGCCTTGCCGCTTCTGAGGTCAATCCCCTTGTCCCCAAATACTCTTCGGCTGGACTTCCGGGCAGGCTGGCGTGGTACCGGCTTGTCGCTTCCCGGAGAAAGTCCTTCTGCGATTCGCTGAGCCTCTGCATAACTCACCTCCTCTTGTCTCTTGATCAGCGTCACCACGTCACCCTTGGTGTCGCAGGCGAGGCATCGGAATGCCCCCCGCCCGTAGGACACCGCCGCTGACGGCGTGTCCTCGGAGTGGAAAGGGCACAGGCAACGAATCCAGTCCTTGCCGTTGTCTTTTGGTGCATCCCAGCCCGGGTAGTACCGGTGGATCACTTGGACGATCAGCGGCTCATCCATCACCCTCCTTGTTCGGTGTCAAGTATTCGAGCAGACGTGTCCCGATGTACTCGGTGTAGGCCGGTGGGATCGCCTCGTTCAGCGAGACGAGGTTGTCGGTCCAGTCGATGCCCATAGCCTCCTGAGCTTCGGCCACAGACGCCTTTCCGCCGCCTTTCCCGTAGACCGCGACGTACGGACCGTCGAAGTACTTCCCGTGCCGCCAGCCACGCACACGGCCCCGGTGAGGGACGTGCTTGGGCGGGTCCACCTTGGCCTTGTCGACCTCGAAGTACCGGTGCCGGATGACCCCGAGTCCGAACATCTCCCCGCACAACGTCAGGTCCCGGCGTAGCGCCGATCCCTGGACGTTCTCGATGATCGTTGGCAACCCGGTGAGCGCCAGCAATTCTCGAGTTTCGGGGATCAGGTCGGGGTACTCCCGGCCCTTGTTCGTGCCCTTGGTCAGCGCCGTGCTCGACTGGCACGGCGGTGAGGCATGGATGACATCGGGTAGGCCGACATACGCCTTGTAGACGCCTCTCAGCCAGCCAATCGCATCCTGCTGGATGAACCGGAACGGGTAGTCAGGCTGCGGACTGATGTCCACACCGATGACCTCGAACCCGGCCCTGTGGTAGCCCATACCGGCACCGCCTGCTCCACAGAACAGATCCCACAAGACAGGCTTACTCATCCGGCCCCCCGGGCACCACCCGGATACCGATCACGGCAACCGCCGGCGGTGCGTCCAGGTAGTGGATGAACCGCTCGAACGCCTCCGGGTCATCCCGCAAGTGCCCCAGGACGTTTCGGTTGCACGTCGTACACAACAGGCCCCGGACGATCCCCGTCTTGTGGTCGTGGTCGACCGACAGACGTTTCCGCTTCCCGTTGGCTCGGCGGCAGCCGTAGCACAGCCCACCCTGGTGCTCGTAGATCGCCCAGTACTCGTCGGCGGTGATCCCGTAGACATCGAGCCACCGCTGTTCCTGGCTCATCGTCTTGCGCTGCAGACGCTTCGCCCGGTGATGAGTGACGCACCGAGGCCCCGGGTGCGGGGCTGGTCGACGGTTCGTCAGGCCCTCGGTCACACAGTCGATGCATGGCTTCCGCCTGTGCGCCCGGTCCTGGTCCCTGTGCGCCGGTACTCGCCTCGCCGTCACAGATCCTCACCCAGCAGCATCAGGAACGCGGCGAACCCCCAGAGGATCACGCAGAACGCGACGATCATCAGGCCGTCACCTTCCGGAGGATGTCCTTGATCGCCCAGGCACCGAACTCCGGATCGGCCAGCATCCACGAGTGGAAGCCGCCCATGATCTTGTAGAGCGTGGCGTTGGTAGCGGCAGCGGCGCTCACGCCTGCCGCGAACGGGATGATCTGGTCGTGCTCACCGTGGATCACACCGACCGGCGTCCCGTTGGCCCGGATCTTCTCCAGCAAGGGCAGGGTGTCCGCACGCATCAGTGCGTGCGCCGTCCGGACGAACCTGAACCCGTGGACCGAGTCCTTGAGCATCGAGAGCAGGCTCAGACGCTCCGTGTGCGTCCGCTGACGCAGCGCGGCGCAACCATCCCCGAGAACGTCGATCAGACCGCCCACGGCGAACCTGACGGCGCGACGAGGCATCGTGCGCCCGGGGGCGATGGTGATGCCCTCGTGGTGTTCTTTCCCGGCAGCCGCGTCCAGCAGGACGACGGCGTCCACCCGCTCGGGGTACCGGGCCGCGAACTCCACGGCGAGGCCCCCGCCCATCGAGTGACCGACCACCACCGCGTGTTCGGTGTCAAGTCCGTCGAGCGTGTCAGCGAGGATGTCAGCGATGTCCCCGATGGTGTGGCCCCACGGCAGGCTCCCGGAGTCGCCGTGGTTCGGCGCGTCCGGGGCGATGACGTAGTAGTGGTACCCGGCTAGCTCCTCGATCAGTTCCTCGTATGCCTTGGCACTGACCGTCAGCCCGTGCAGCAGCACGAGCGCGGGCCAGTGTGGCTGCCCCGCCGTGGTGACCGCGATGCGGAAACCACTAGGCAGGACACGGTTGTAGCGATTCACAGTCCGCTCCTCACAGGGTTGCGTGTTGTTTGCAGGTACGCCTCGGAGAACTCGCGTGCCCGCGTGGATGCCGAGGGATCTCCGTGGTTGACAACCCGGATGCCTGCCGCGTAGGCGCGGCTCATGCAGTGGCGGGTGCCTACGCTCCCGCCCAGCGGGAACGCGTGGCAGACATCGGCCCCGAGGTCGACCATCTCCTGGTTACGGATGATCCCGGCTCGCTTGCCGAGGCCGTTCCAGTCGGCGGGGTGATCCTCCGGGTTGACCGGGTAACCCATCTGGTGCATCCCCCAGGCCCATCGGTCAGCGATGTCGTCCGCGCCACGGGCTGCCCCGTGGACGACGACGATCCCCTCCGGGAACTGGATTAGCTCCTGGTGCAACGCATTCCAGACCGCGTGGCGGTCCTTCCAGTCGCGGGAGCCGGTGACGAGGACCCGCCGCATCAGATGTGCTCTTGTCGATACGACGGGGTCCTACCCGGGCGGTTGGTGAACCGGATGAACCCTCTCGGTCCGTCCGAGACGACGATGCTGTCTCGGTCGAAGGTGTAGAACTCCCGGATCATGTCGAGGTAGTGGTGCATCAGACCTTCACCTTTCGGACGTTGGTCATCCTCTTGGCCTGCGCTCTCGGCACGTCATCCCAGATGAAGTAGCCGTCGCGGTAGACCTCTCCGACGTAGACAGCGACGTAGTTGCCATCCGGCTTCGGGATGTAGACGGCTGTCTCGGTATGCGGCTTGTTCTTCCAGATGCGGAGCTTCATGCGGAGATCACGAACCCGATGAAGCAGCCGATGATGAAGAACAGGAAGATCATCTGGGTGGTCACGCGATCCACCGCTTCGCGGCGAGGTCGACGTTCTGATCGGAGACGTTCCCGGCCAGGGTCGGGACGGCGACCTGAACCTCGCGCTCCTCCCAGCCCTTCTTGCCTCGCTTGCCACGGACCTCGGTCCGGACGGTCTGCTTGTTGTCGAGCAGACCCTTGAGGATGATCTGGTGGAGCGGGTTTACCTTGCGGGGCATGGCATTCGGTGTAGCGGTCATGATTTCCTCTCGTTGTTGTACGGTGTCAAGTTTCAGGCGTTGACTGATTCGGCGAAGTGCTCCGAGTACTCCTCCAGGTTGTACTTGCAGTCCTCGACAGAGACGAACCGGTCGGAGTACCACGAGCCGTCCCCGTAGAGGACGGCCCCGACGAACTCCGTCTGGAAGTTCCACTTCGTGGCGGTCTGATGCACCGCGTCCCAGACGCGCCCGAGGGTGCGTCCGGAGGCGATGAGATCGTCAAGGAACAGCCACCGCTGACCCAGCTTGCCCTCACCATGCCGGTTGCCCGAGTGCGTGCCGTCGTTCGGCTTGCGGGCGATGAAGTAGTTCTTGCCCAACGCTTTTGCCACCGCAGCGGTAGCGAGAGTGCCCGACAACCCGGTCCCGACGAACGTGTCGAACGTGACACCTTTGACGTGAGGCTTGATGATCTCCACCAGGCGCTCGGGGTCATGGGCGAGTCGCAGGTACGACTCGTCCGTGAGATCCAGAACCTTCGCAGGCTCGGGCTTCTTGGGTGCCGGCGGTCCCATCATGACGCGGGTCGGTACATCACCGAACATCCGGTCGAAGTCGGCGTTGATGCCGTCGATGATCTTCTGGCGGGTTGTCGTGCTCATGGCTGGCGGGCCTCTCTCTGGTTAGCTGTTGTCTCGTATTTGCATGGTGTCTCCGGTGAACTCAAGGCTCACGAAACTCTGCCCGGACGGGTCCATCTGTCCCGCACGGTTCTTCACCGTGGAGACGTTCAGAACCTCCGGACCAAACTCGTCCTTCACCCGGTGCAGGGTCAGCACAAGCTCGGGCACCCGAGTGATCTGACCCTTGACGCCCGACAACGGAATCGGCTTGTCGGCGTCGTTGTACGTGCCGGTGACGTGGTGCAGCCCGACGACGCAGGCCCCGGTGTTGCGGGCCATCGTGTGCAGGTAGTCCATCATCGACTCCAGACCCGCGAACGGGTCGTCGTCTTCACCGGTACCCCGGACGTTGGTGATGTTGTCGATCACCACGAGGCTCGGGTAGTCACCGGCCAACTGGAAGTAGGCCGACATCGAGTCCTCGATCTGTCCCAGGCTCGGGGATGCGTTGTAGTTGAACCGGATCGGTACCTCCTCGAACGCGTCCGATACCTCGGTGAGGTCGTCGGATCGCACGAGGTTGGCGGCTTTCTCCAGTGACCACCCCTTCTCCATCGCGATCATGCGAGAGAGTTGGGTGAACGCATCGGAGTCGGCGCTGAAGTACAGCGTCGGCACCCGTGCCTGCAGGGTGTAGGCCAGGACGAAGGCTGACTTCCCGGTGCCCGGTCCTGCCGCGATCAGCGCAAGCTGGCCGCGCAGGAACTTCGTGCCCTTCCGGGACAACGACGGGAACACGGTCGGTAGCGGATCACCGGCTGATCCCTTGACCCTGATGCTCTGCAGCGGTGTGTACATCAGGCCCTCACCAACCACAAAGCGAGAGCGGTCAGGACGACGACAGCCGCGACGACGATTACTTGGCCTGTCACACGGTGCCTTTCTTGACCAAGGCGTCGTGGATGGGAAGCTGGCGACGATGGGCCTCTTGCTCGTGCGTCATCTGCTGGCTCAGCTTCGCCATCACCAGGCCCGGACTCATCCGCAGCGTGCTGCTGATGCCCAGGCCCGAGAACCCGGCCCGCTGCATACGCAGCACCGCGCCCGTCTCGTGCGCCGCGTACGGCGACCGCAGCACCGGGCTGTTCGGGTCGGGACCGCCACGGTCCCACCCGGAGGTATCCCGGGTGTGCGTCTGGTCAGGTTGCTTCTCGGGCAACGGCTTTCTCCAATCTGGTTGCGGTGTGTTCGTTGTCAAGTAGTACAGGTAGCGAAGCCAGAACCATTTCATGACGTGATCTCCCCGAACAAGGACAAGACCTTGCCCGTTTCGGGGTCGGTGACCTTGCCGAGTTCGAGCGGGAATACGGTGCCGTCCGGTTCACGGACGGTGACCTCGCGGTCGGTCCCCTCCTCGGCAGCCAACGCTTTGTGCGCCCCGGCGAACCGGTACGCGGCCTCTCGTGTCGGGAAGGGCCAGGACCCACCCTCGTTCAGGCTGTTGAGTCGCCCTAGGTCCACCCACCAATACTCAGCCGTGCTGAGCGGCACGGCCTTGCGGTACTCCATGTCTCCTCCAGTGTGTTCGGTGTCAAGTATCAGCCCTCACGAAATGAGCAGGCGAAGGCTACGTCGCAGAACTTGCACTTGTCCGGATCAGGGTCGGGAGGGAACTCGCCGGCACTGATCTTGGACTCCAGTTCCTTGAACCGGGCGGTCACCCGCTCACGCGTCCAGTGCGTGAGATCGTAAGGGTACGTTGCCTTTCCGGTCTTGCCCATCCAGTAGTCACCGGACGGTACCGACTCCCCGTACATGATCTCGATGGCTACTTTGTAGACACCAAGCTGGAAGTCGTCACCGGGCTGGTTGCCCGTCTTGTGATCCCTCACTCGAAGCTGGTACACACCCGGCTTGACCTCGACCACGATGATCGCGTCGATGTACCCACGCACCGGGATGCCGTCAAGCTCGATGTCGAACGCAAGCTCGATGGCGGGCGTCCCATCCGGCGTGAACCAGATGACCTCCTCGGTGTGCTTCTGGACCCAGTTGATGTACTTCTCGCACTGCCCCAGGCCGATCTCCATCCGACGCGGGATGTCCTTGAGGGCGTCGTATGGCCCAGAAGCGAACCACCACTGGAAGTTTGGCGTGATCTCGCACGAGGCGTTGATGTACTTCTTGTACGATGTCAAGAAAACCTGCTGCATAGCCTGCAGGGACATCGTGCGGTGGGAGTTCTCCCAAGCCTCAATGGCCTCGTGGACGGCACTGCCCTGCGCTGTCCAAGCCGCAGGGCGTTGCCATTCCTTGTCGATGCGCTGCAGCTTGTAGCTGTAAGGGCATCGGTTGTACTGGTTGAGTTGGGATACGCTGCGGTGCTTAGGTTTTCCCTCTGTTGCTGTCGTCATCTATACCTACTTCGTATACATCGAGGATGGCTTGTCCGAACATCATGTCTGGGTCAGGTCGCTCGTCGTGTTCGACGTGCTCGAAAGGAATGGACCCTAGCAACTCCTGCACCGGAGCATAACTAGGGTCCGTGGTCCGACAGACAGGACTGCGGTACACCGTCAGCCTGATCCCCCTACCATCATTGCTCCTCTCGGGGACTACGTATAACAACGTAGCGACCGCGATGGTAATAACGGCCATGTCGACGGGAATTGGTGACACTGCTTTCTCCTAGGGTTCAACAGGCGGGAGTCGCCAGATCATTCGTCCTTGTTCTGTCAGATCGGTGAAATCGTTGACGCGAATCAACAGATCTCCGTCATCAGCAGTCCTCGGGACATACCTCCAGCCTCCTTTGTTGCTCACCCCCGGGATCGGCGGGATGTTCGGGTCGAACTCCAGCACTTGGTCTTGCAGCTTGTTGTAAAAACCACGCAACCTACCCAGTGTTACCTTGTCCATCCCGACTCCACCTGTCGCTACATACTCTCCGTGGTCCCGAAGCCTCCGATACGGGCTTGTCTGGCCCATCTCGGTCGGAACCTGAAACGGAAAGTGTTGCATGACAACCTCTCTCGGAGTCAGGCGTCCCCCATAATAGTGCTTGATCCACGAAATGTACTGGCGGGTAACGCCGTACTTCCGTGCGATCTCAGACTGGGTGTAGCCCTTCCCTTTGAGATCCTCAACTATCGCTAGCGATAGCTCCTTCGTTTCGTCGCGCTTCTTGCGACCCATGATCTTCTCTTCTCCCTCAAGTGTTGAAGACGAGTTTCACTGTACGATGTCTTGCATCGTCGGGTCAATATGCGTGATAAACCGAAGTCGGAACTTCTGACAAGACTCTAACGTCGACCCCCGACATCTTGCGTCGTCAGGGTAACTTAGGTTATGGATTCAGGGCAAACACCCAGGTGGCTGCGTGGTTAACCTCGAAACCTATGTTCACGGGCACATATTTACCGTTCAGCGACCTCTACGAAAGCTCCTCGATCCTGGCCCGGACATCCTCCAGGTCGACCTCCAGGTGCATCTGGCGGTCGCTGTCCAGGCACATCTCAACGTCGCTGGAGATCGCACCCTCAAGCTCGATGAGATCGTCCAGGTCCATGTCCTCGAAGTCGTCCATCTGTCAAGCCTCCGAGGGCAGCAGGCGGTTGTACTCGGCGGCGTCGAGTTGGCCCATCAGGAACTCACGCACGGTGTCAGCGGCCTTGTCTGCCGTCATGCCTTTCGGCAGCGGCTTGCTGTGGCCGAACTGGAAGTGCGAGTCCACCTGGGACTTGAACCAGACCTGCAGCTTGTTCTTCGACGGCAGGGTCACGATGTTGAACCGGACCCCCGCGAACGTGAAGTCTCGAGTAATCCGCTCGCTCATGACAGTACCTCGATGGTGTCCCAGTTGCGCTCCCCGATGAAGTCGAGCAGGTCGGACCAGACCATCGGTGCCTTGCCCTGCTTGGAAGTGCGGCTGCCGTCCTGCGTCAGGAACCACCGACGCCCGACCTTCATGGCGGCGAAGGTGTACATCTGGTTGTACTTGCGGAACCTCACCACGGTGAAGTCTTCGACCGGCTCAGCCGGTCCGGAGGTGATCTCCGCGAGCTTCGCCTTCGCGACATCCAGGCGGCGCTCCAGTAGCTCGATCCACCGCTCCTGTTGCTCGGCGGTCTTCATCAGCCCGGTCGGTTCGCTCATCAGTTTCGTTGCCATGCCTCTGCTCCTCTCAGCAGTACCAGCGTTTGCGGCAGAAGCGACTCTTCTGCTCGTCGTCTTGTTCGACCCGGTCATCCCTCGTCGCGGATTCGCCGGCGTCCTCGGCGTTGCACGGCGAAGCCTCGCCGCGTTCGAGGTGATACCTCCGGTCAGCGGACGGCGTGATCGCCGTCTGCTTCCCCGCCAGATGCGCTACACACTCAGCGGACGGAGCGGCCTGGGCCTGCCCACTGGTCACCAGGCCGAGGCCCGTGAACGACGCTGCCAGCGCCAGTGCGATGAGCCATGTCTTGATCATGCTGCTGCCCTCTCGTATCTCATGCCCTCGCTGGCCGCGCTGACCGGGACCATCCCCCGGTCGTACGCCGCGTGCCAGTCGAAGGCGAAGTCTTCGTGGGTCCTGGTCATCCAGCGCCCGATGTAGGCGTCGACCCACCCGATCCATGTCTCGTAGTCCATGTCTCTCCTGTTCCGTGTCAAGTCTCGGTTACGTGCAGCACCCGCAGCACGGTGCGTCCTCGCACCGACCGTTGCGGTTGACCGAGAGCACCGCGCCCGAGTTGGTGCGGATGGTGATCGCCTCACCATGCCTCGGTACAGCGGCCATGCCGAGACGTGTCTCGGCCAGCACCGGAATCCGCATGTCTCGCGGTCCCTCCCACGGTCCCGTAGGCGCACGGTGGGTGACGAGGCCATCGGCCTCGGCGCACTCCATGTTGGTGCAGGTGATGTTGCGGTTGGCGGCGTCCCAGTAGGCGCGTTGACCTGCTGATACCTCGTTGCCGCACATCTTGCAGATGCCCGCACGGTGCAGGTTCATCCAGCGCGAGCCGCCCGGACGGCGGCGTCGGTTGTTGTAGCGTGCCATGTCTTGTCCTTTGCTCGATCCATTCCTCCCCTAGCCGCCCTGGTCACCCAGGACGGGCGTAGGCAAAAATGCTCGATCACTATGTGTTCAGTCGTGTCAGGTGACTCCGGGGCCGCGCCGTCTGGTCTTGTACCTGCCGTTTCTGAAGTTGTCCGATGATCGTCTCACACCTTTGTGTACGGTGTCAAGTCTCAGCGATTGTGGACCCACTCGACAGCCGTGCGAACCTTGCCTCTGCAGTTGCACCGCCAGCCCACCAGCGTCTTGGGCCTGCGATACCTTGCGAACTGCTTGCCGTGCCCGCACGTACCGATCCACGGCGCATCGAGGTCGGTGTGCTCGAAGCATCGCTTGCCATCCCCGCCGAGTTCACGGTGCTTGCGCTGCCACGCGGCGTCGTGCCCGTGCATACCTCCGACGAGAGCGTGAGCGATCTCGTGCGTGATGGTGTTCAGCGACTCCTCGTAGGGCCGCTGGGCGAGAAGATACCTCGACAGGCCGATGGTCTTGTCTCGGTAGATGCAGATGCCGGCGGTTCTCTTGGCGTTGGTGAACTTGAACGTCCATCCCTTCAGCCCGTGCTCTTGCATCAGCCGTTCGGTGATCTCTCGTGCGTCAGCCAATGGCATCACACGGAACACCACGGGTCGGTCCATCATCGCGGTCATACCTCTCGCCTCCATGCCTTGCGGTTGCCCTTGCCCGGACGCTTCAGCGACCGTGCCTTGTTCCGGTGACGACGAGCAGCCGCAGCCTGTGCTGCGCGGCGCTCGTGGTGTGCTTGCCCGTTGCTCATCGCTCGTGCCTTTCTAGTTGCAGGTCCCATAGATGTATGCCTTGCCGTCATCCGCGAGGTGGACGACATCAGCGACGTTGATCGGTTCACCCGCGACGTTGAATCGCCATGCCCTGTAGGGGTTGTACGAAACCTTGAGCTTGCGGTGTCCCACGCCTTGAGGCAGCCCGTCGACCCATCGTTCCGGGTCGAAGTCTTCGCCCATCATCAGACCAACGATGCCCGCGTGGACATTCTTGCGGCCTGTCGCGAGCACACGCTCGCGGCCAGCGTCCGATACCTTCAGTTCGCAGCCGAACAGCGATACCTCGTCGGCGTGGCCGATCACCTTGCCCTTGTGTATCCCGGTCATGGCTTTCAGCGACCACAAGTCTTTGTGCAGATTCCGGTACGCGAACACCGTGGTCGGTTGCACCACCATGCGGCCCTTGTATGAGTAGACGGTCATGTCTCAATCCTCTTGTCTCGGTGGGTGTCTCAGGTACAGCAGCCAACACGCCGGCGTTTCCCCCCGGCGTGCTCGCCTCCATGCCTCAGAGATCCTGCTGCAGGACGTACTCCCATCCCTCCGGGGTGACGATGAGCGCCAGGGGTCGACCGAACGGGTCGGTGCTGGCGTTGGGGATGATGGCTTTCTTGACGTTCATTGCCTGGTGATTCCTTTCTCAGCGGAGGGTGTCGATGTGGATGCAGCCGGTGTTGTCCGGGCCGAATTGCGGGGCGTAGCCCAAGACTTCGTCCTCCTGACACGGGAAGTTGTCTTGTGCGAACGGGTCGCTGATGTGAGCGACCGCGAACGTCACCGCGAGGATCGCGAACACAATCGCGATGCCTACTACTGCCCCGGCGATGAATCGAGCGACGTTGGTCATGGTGTTGCCTTTCGGTTGGGTGTCGGTGGCGGGTGGCGGTTCCATCACGCCTCTTCGAGTGAGTCGGTCAGGGACTCGATCAGCGTCGATGTCTCCCCCTTGGACAGGATCACGGCGGCGTGACGCTTCTTACCGTCGTGTCCGACGACCGTGAACCGGACGCGTCCATCGCTTTCGCGTTCGACCAGCAGCCCGTGCGGGGTGCCCGTGCTGCTCTCGCCTGTGCGCTGTGCGACAACTGTTCTCTTCATTGCTCGTGCCTTTCGTTGGTTGGGTTAGGTGAGCGTGCCCGTGGCGCGAGTCGAACGCGCCATGCGACCATCCGGGCTACCGTACGGTGTCAAGTAATCAGGATGCCTTGCCCCGGATCACGCACCATGTGATGGCTTGCATCTGGGCAGGCGTGATGCCTGCCCGCTTGGCAGCGAGCCGGTACGCGTGGGCCACAGCTTCATACACACCGACCAGACCTAGCTGATGTTCGGTGATACCGGCGATACGTGCGGCCCAGACGTCGACCGTAACCGCGTGCTCATCGCCCAGGATGTTCGACGCGAAAGCTCGTGTCTTGGGTCCCTTGCCGAAGGTCGACCACGGGTCGTCAGCGACCATTGCCGCTCGTGCCTTGCGAATGTTGTCTCCCAGGCCCCGGGTGGTACCTGTGTAGACCAACTCTCGAGCCATGCTGATGTTCCGCTCCCAAGGGCACCGGGGCGAAAGGTGTGCGATGACTGCAGCAGCAGCGGTCACGCTGATGTCTGCATTCTCCGAAAGCTCACGCGCCACCGCTTGAGCTTCTGCGTACCATCCCTTGCCCGCGAGGATGTCATCCTCCGATGCCTTGCTGTAGACCCGCATGATGCGGTCGACCAGCGTCCGGGTGGTCACGCCTGCCTTGCTGCGGAGAATTGCGTCGTGCCTCATTGTCTTGCCTTTCGGGTAGTGGTTTGTTCGGTGTCAAGTATCGGTGCGAAAGCTACTCGTGCGGGATAAGGGCAGACCGCACCTTATCGGCGGCGACCGAGTAAGCCTGTACCTTGCCAAGCACAAACTCTCGGTGTTCCGGTCGCACGGAATCAAGGCTATTGGCGTAGCTGACGTGCATCGCTTGCAAGTGATCAGCGACCGCCGAAAGCTCAGCGACCAACGCGTCATAAGCTGCAGCTTTCTCAGCTTGTGCGACGACGTGTGCGATTATGTCTTGCTGCGTGATGTTCTCAGTCATGGTGTCTCCCGATGTTCGGTGTCAAGTGATCATATCTAGCGCGGGCAGTCACGGAATCGAACCGTGACGAGACAAGCGATCATTCCATCGCGCCATGTCTGCCCTGTGTTGCTTGATTCAGGCCCCGATACGGTTCCTCACGCGTCCATCCCGTTCGGATGGCATCCCGCGTGGTGTAGGACCGGCTCATCGCGTTGTTACCCGCTACTCGGTCCCGTATGGCTCTCGGTGCCCTGTGTGTTGAAACCACTGTCGCTACCGGGGGTTTCGTAGTCCCGCGTGAGGGTTAGCTACGTTCTATCGGTCGCTAGGTGGTCTGCAAGTGGACGTTTCCGGTCTTACCCGGGCGTGCTCACTATCTGCAGTTGTGGGACGTAACCCGGTCCGTCGCGGGTGAAACCATGCCTACCGCGTAGGGGGGTCCCGTGCGGTTCGGGTGGTCGGTGCGTTGCTCATGACCAGAACGCTAGCAGACGTTTGTTCGGTGTCTAGTCATACGAAACCGCAGGTCAAAGCTATGCGACGACGCATCGTCGCTGGTCAACGCATGTTCGGTGTCACGCAAAAAATTTCCCATGCGAATTTCTGCATATGTCTATCGCCGCAGGTGAACGCATGTTTCCGGGCACAAAATTCGTCGGCACGAAACGCGCCGAACGTGTTCGGTGTCGTGTCTGGCAGGCCCCCCGATGCCCACGAGGGGGGGGGCCTGTGGCAGGGGGGGGGCAGCACACGGGGGGCCTGTGTGGCAGGCCCCCTGTGGCAGGGGCACAGGGGCACACAGGGCAGGGGGCAGGGCACAGGGGTAGGGCACAGGGCACAGGGGGCAGGCAGGCCCCTGTGGCAGGGGTAGGGCAGGCACAGGCAAGGGGCACTAGGCCCCCTCCCCTCCCCTGGGCAGGGCACCGGGGGCAGGGGTAGGGGGTATGCACGGCATCGGCCCAGGTGGGCAGGGCACCGCGTGGCACACGGCACGCGGCCAACCGCATTACGGTCGGCAGGCAGGGGGCCGGCAGGCCCCCCTGCCTACCCCAGGGGGGTATACCCTCCCCCCGTGCGTCCCGACCGGGCGGTAA